AAAAAGTGCCAAAAAAGAGGTCCTACACATGTAGAGGCGAATTTTCCATTTTTTTCCCAAGACTTTTTTGGAGAATCAAAAATTGGACATTTTTTTTGTCCATTTTTCAAAAAAGCCGAATCTCCCGGCCCTAAAAATTTGCCGCCACTGCATAAAAAATTTTTAGCGTCTCAGACAGAAAAAATAATTCAAAATTTGTTACGATAATTTTTTTTTTATTTTTGCGAAAAGAATTTAGGAGATTTTTTATATAGGATTTATATAGGAATGTCTCCAAAAAAAAATCTCCAAAAATCTCCAAAAGTTTTTTTGTGTGAAACTTGTCAGTATAAATGCTTTAAACAAAGTGAATATAATAAACATATTTTAACTCTAAAACATAAAAACCTACAAAATCCTACATTACATATAGATAATTCTAAAACTTATGAATGTAAATGTGGAAAACAATATAAACATTCTTCAACACTTTATGCTCATAAAAAAAAATGTGAAACCAAAATATCTAATGATTATATTGATTTAACAGACACAAATATTATTTTACAACTAATTAAACAAAATGATGATTTTAAGCAATTATTAATGGAACAGAGTAAAACTATTTTAGATCAAAATAATAAAATTTTTGAAATATGTAAAAATGGAGCTTCAAATACTATAATAAATTCTAATAATACAAATTCTAATAATAAATCTTTTAATTTGCAATTTTTTTTAAATGAAACATGTAAAGATGCTATGAATATTATGGATTTTGTTGAATCTATTAAACTACAATTATCAGATCTCGAAAAAGTAGGTGAACTTGGTTATGTAGATGGAATTTCTAATATAATAGTAAAAAACTTAAATGCTCTTGAAGTTGAAAAAAGGCCTGTACATTGTACTGATAAAAAGAGAGAAATATTGTATATTAAAGATGAAAATAAATGGGAAAAGGAAGATGATGATAAAAATAAGATTAGAAAAGCAATAAAAAAAGTAGCTTGTAAGAATCAACGTTTATTACCAAAATTCAAAGAAGCTCATCCCGATTGTATTAAAGCAGCTTCTAGGTTCTCAGATCAGTATAACAAAATGATAATAGAGTCAATGGGTGGTTCAGGAGATAATGATTTGGAAAAAGAAAATAAAATTATTCGTAACATATCAAAGGCTACAACAATTAACAAAAATGAAGAAATATCTTAAAAGGGTTTGGATCAACCTTTTCTAAAGGTTGCAGATACTACATAATGTAGGGGAAATTACTGATTTTCAGAAAAAGTGCCAAAAAAGTGGTTCTACACATGTAGAGGCGAATTTTCCATTTTTTTCCCAAGATTTTTTTGGAGAATCAAAAATTGGACATTTTTTTTGTCCATTTTTCAAAAAAGCCGAATCTCCCGGCCCAAAAAATTTGCCGCCACTGCATAAAAAATTTTTAGCGTCTCAGACCAAAAAAAAAATTTTAAATTTGTTACGATAAAATTTTTTTATTTTTATGTTTAAAATACTTAAAATTAAATACTGTGGATACATTATGGATACATTTAAGGAGGAAAAAATGAGCAAAACGAGCGAAGAATTTTATTGTAAGAATTGCCATTATAAATGCTGTAAAAAATATAATTTTGATAGACATCTATCAACCGATAAACACAAAAATACCCATTTGGGATACAATGTATCCATTTTGGATACACAAAACGAGCAAAACGAGCAACCAACCCATTTTACATGTGAATGCGGAAAGCAATATAAATATAGTCAAGGGCTCTCTAAACATAAAAAAAAATGTAATTATGAAAATAAAGAACCTATATTTGATACCGCAGATGCCGATGTTAAAATACTTACCAATATGGTGTTGGAAGTTGTTAAACAAAATCAAGAATTAATGCTACAAAATACTGAAACTCAAAAACAAAATCAAGAATTAACTAACAAACTATTTGAAATTTGTAAAAATGGAACAAATAATACGATGATAAATACTAATTCACATAATAAAACATTTAATCTTAATGTATTTTTAAATGAAACATGTAAAGATGCTATGAATATTATGGATTTTGTAGATTCACTTAAACTACAAGTAGCTGATTTAGAAAGTGTTGGAAAATTAGGATTTGTAGAAGGAATATCTAATATTATTGTTAAAAATTTAAAGGCAATGGATATTCATAAAAGACCTGTTCATTGTAGTGATTCAAAGAGAGAAGTCATGTATATTAAGGATCAAAATAAATGGGAGAAAGAAGATGAAGAGAAGAAAAAGTTAAGAAAGGCAATTAAAAGAATTGCTTGTAAAAATCAAAGATTAATACCAGTATTTAAAGAAGCACATCCTGATTGTATTAAAGCTGCCTCCAAATTTTCAGATCAATATAATAAAATGATTATAGAGTCAATGGGAGGTTCAGGTAATGAAGATTTTGATAATGAAAATAAAATCATTAAGAAAATCGCAAAAGAAGTTACTATTGATAAAACATTATAATTATAGTGGTGCATTTGAGGCTAATGGCCCGTCTTCAATAAAATCACCAGTTAAGCTATATCTTTGTGGATAATTAGGCATATATGGAAGTCGAGGAGGTTTATATCTTGTATCATACAAGTCCCGCCCTTTTTTAAATGTGCTTAACCATGTATTAATACCAAAGGATGGCATTGCTGGCTGAGAATACATGTCCTTCGTTATAATTCTCTCATGTGTTCCGTAACCACTTGTTAATGGTGAATATTGTGGTGTAACACCCCAAGTTAATTTACCAGCTCCATTATTTCCTGGTACACTATTTGTACTAGTTTTTGATAAGGGTGGAACATATGGTTGGCACCCAGGACAGTCAATATCTGTAAAACATTGTTGGCCTGTTATAGCGCATCGAGAATTAGGACCACAAAAATTTTTACAACTATAGGTAGTTGTTAATGGAAGATCAACTGTATGACTTGTTTTGCTTGACGCATTTGTAAAACATTCGGTAATATATTTGTTTACAGATAAATAATGTGACCAATTCAATATATATATAAATAAAAGCACACAAATAACAGCTAAAACTAAATTATAATATTTTTTTTGAAAAAATGCCATATAATATAAACTGATATAAAAATATTATAAATAGTAAATCTAATTTATTACACTATTTTAGTAAATAATAAATAATTCAAATATTTTATATCTTTTTAATATAAGTAATGTCAGATACAGCAGCTCTTGATCAAAAAATGGAAGAATTAAATAATACTACAAATACAGAAGAACCTAGTTATGCTTCTAAGGTAGTAACTTTTGTTCTACAAACACTTGTTTTTTGTATAATGATAATTTTTTATTATGGTTTAAGTGGAGCATTGTTATATAGTTGTAAATTAGCTCAATCGAATATTTTACCAACAGATAGTAAATGTGAACCTTATACAGAGTATAAACCAACTATTCAGGAAAAACAAACAAATATTTTTACTGATACTTTTATTAGTCCGCAAAATTCAATGAAGTTAAGTTTTCCACATGATAATTTTAATTTATCAAATAAATTGTTAGATATGTTTCGTGATTATAAAAATGAACCAGAATCAAATTTTTTAGCTAATTATTTTATTTCAATATTAGAGGCATTAATACAATTTTTTTATATATGTATTAATTTTACATTAAATATGATGAACCAACTTCCTGAAGCACTTATCGTAGTATTTGGTATACCTATAGTTTCAATAATATCAACTATTGTATTAATTATTAGTAATTTCTATATTTTATTTTTATGGTTTGCGAATATGAAATGGTTTTTCAAGTCAAATGAAAATAATAAAAGAGGTCCTCCTAAATGGGAAGATGTACCATTAATATCATTTAATTTCTTTATAGCATGTTGCTTAGTTATCACGTTTTTTATTATATTCTTTTTTGGATTAGGGTTTTTCCCTTTTATAACAAGTTTTTTATCACTTTATTGTGGAATTTCTTGTTTATCATATAAATCAATATTAAATGGTAATAACGCAGGAGTTTTTACAATCATTCAAGATGTGTTTAAATATTATAAAGTAACTATTATGTTTGTATTTAGTGTAATTGTCGTATCATGTGCTTTTGCTAAGTTAGGGCCATTGCCAGGCGTATTTTCATTAATAACTCTTGGATTAATATATTTTGGATTATTAGGTCTTTCCATATATAAACCTATTAATAAGGACCATTTATCGCCAATTACTGATTATGAACAAGCAACAAAGACATGTAAACCACCTTACACAGACAAAGATAGAACTTGGTTTGAGTTTGTTGGATTAAAAGGTGGTGGTAAAAATATAACAAAACAATTAAAGGATATTCATAAAAAATTTACAAAAAGTAATTCAAATATGTAAAAATATAAATAAATCTAAATAAATCTTGTTAAATAATACTTAAAAATATAAGCATTATTTAATAATTATGGGAAAAACTAAGAAACCACAGAAAGTTCAAAAACTTCAACCATTTGTAACTATATGTACACCTACATTTAATAGAAGACCTTTTATCCCTATCATGATTAAATGTTTTGAACACCAAACATATCCAAAAGATAGAATAGAATGGATTATTGTAGATGATGGAACTGATAAAATTGAAGATTTAGTTACACATATTCCTCAAGTAAAATATTTAAAATTTAATGAAAAACTTACATTAGGGCAAAAAAGAAATATATCAAATGATAATGCGACAGGTGAAATAATTCTTTATATGGATGATGATGATTATTATCCACCAGATAGAATAAGTCATGCTGTCGATACATTGAAAAAGAACCCAAAAGCTTTATGCGCTGGTTCAAGCGCAATGTATATACATTTTAAGCATATAAATAAGATGTTACAATTTGGTCCATATGGTCCAAATCATGCCACAGCAGCAACATTTGCTTTTAGAAAAGAATTATTAAAGCAGACACGATTTGATGAGACATCTTCTGTAGCAGAGGAGAAAAAATTTTTAAAAGACTATACAATACCATTTGCTCAGTTAAACCCAAATAAATCTATTGTTGTATTTTCACATAATCATAATTCATTTGATAAAAAAGAATTATTAAAACAATTACCAAATCCTTGTATTCATGAAACTGCTTTAAAACCAAGTGATTTAATTAAACAACCAGAAGTTCTAAAATTTTTTATGGAAGATATAGACGCTTTATTAGAAAATTATGAGCCTGGGCGTCCAGAAAATAAACCTGATGTTACAAAGCAATTACTTGAAATAAAAGAACAAAGAGAGAAAATGATGCATGAGCATATGTTGAAACAAGCAGAACAACAACAATCAATGAATATGATGTCAAACCCTACATTTTTACAAAATAAATTAAATGAGCAAACAGTATTTATTCAGCAACTATCTTTAGAAAATAGTCAATTAAGAGAAAAGCTAACTTATTTGGAAGATAAAATAAAAAAATTAATAACAGAAAAAATTCAAAATTTTAAATCTAATAGACCCGAAACATGTAGTTCTATATAATTTAATTGTAATACTTTTGATAACAATATTTATTATATTCTTTATATTATTTTAAAATATATTATAATATAAATATTTAAAGATTTGTGACAATAATAAATTATCATTCAAAGAAATGGAATATCCTGACTATTCAAACCCCAACGAAGATAACTTGAGCCTAGATTCACAAGATGCTAAGAAAAAAAATGTATTGGATGACGCAAAGAGTTATGACCGGGGATACACAAAAATTTATAGATCTTACGTTACCGACAGTGGTAGAATAAAGCGAGCTAAGATTGATTTGTATGCTTCTGGCGGTGTAGGATCACAAATTAGAGATGCTGAGACAGGCGAGTATTACAGTTACAAAGTAGGTTCTTTAGATGAAGAGCTATTTTTTAAGGTTTCAATGGCTACAGGTGAGTGTAGTAGAGGTAATAAGCTAGGATCCAATACCCTATTTTATTCTTCTCCAGAGCAGTATATGGCACATCTATTGGTAGAAGATGACGATATTTCTGAGGAAATCATAGAGAAATGGCGTGTAAGAAAAAATAATAGATCAAAGATAGTGGCTGAAAGAAAGAAGCCAAAGTTGGCTGTCATTGTCAAGTAATTTCCCCTTTTCCACCTTTAAAAAAAGGTCGTAAGCAAAGCGGAGAGCCAAACCACTTACTATTTTGCTATACTTTTTAAAAAGTATATGTGGAACCAAAATAAATTTATATAATTTTATTTTTAATTATATAAATTCAAATACTTTTCTCTAACATCTAAAAGCAAATGCCAAAATACCCACAGCAATTATACCTAATGCTATTCCCATATGATAATTAAACTGCATCTCTTTATACATTTGTAACCAAGCTCTTATCTCTTCTTTATTTTGTAAATGATTTAACATCCAATCTGATTTTGGGTGTATCATATAATAGAAATAATTTGTAACAAACGCCGTTGCTATAACAGTACAAACTAAAGATATGTTATTCATCTTAGAACTCTTAATTTTTAAATTATAAAATATAATACCGAGAGAAAGAATAACACCTAAAGCATATCCTTGATAACTTATCATTAATCTCTCTTTACTTATTTTATCATATCTTTTTTGTAAGTCAGAAGACAAAGTTTCCTTATAATGTTTTACAATTTCACTTTTTCCTGTAATATTATAAAAATAAATCATACCAATAACAAATATAGCAGATATTGTACAACTTATCGCACAAGCCATTTATATTATAGTTAAATAATTTATTTATATTTATTCTTCAAATCCATCACCAGCATCCTCTTCACAATCAACTTCCTTATCTGCTGTTCCAGCAGCATTTTCTTTAATATATTTTTCAATATATCTATAAATTCGATTGATATCTAGTTTATTAATTTCATAATTTTCAAGCAAATTAATGATTTCATCATCTTCAATATTATTTTTTAATTCAATAAAAAATCCAAATAAATCTTTTTTATCCATACCTAATTTCTGGCATAAATTTTGTATAAAAATAGAATTATTAAATTCAGTTGAATATTTTGTAAGAACCTTGGTAAACCGAACCTCGGTAGGATTGTATTTTTGTTTTTTTGAAAAATGTTCATGATACATTTTATTATTTTTAAATGTTTTAATGAGAGAACTCATTTCATTAAATTGCCATATTTGTTTTTGAAATGTAATTCTATCAATATAATCAGCAAAACATATATTTTCCAATTGCTTAATATAAAATGGTATAGATTGACCTTTCTCTAGTTTATCAATTACATCAATAATATTTTCATGCCATAAAAGCCCAACACTTGTTCTATCTGTTTCATTCATGACATTATTATGTTCATTCATTGGATAATAATTATTAATTAACTTATTTATGATTTTTTTTGTGTCATCACTATAAGATTTTGTTTGGAATATATTTTCTATAATTTCATTCGTAAAAAAGTCGGGTTTATTTTTATAGAAGTTATAAATATTATTCAATTTTCTTAAATCTCCTTGAACATAATGAACAATTTTTTCCTTCATATCTATGGTAACATTTGGTAACAAAATATTAATGATATTTGTAATTTGTGAAATATTGGGAGTTTTAAGTTCTATAACATTACAAACTTTCATCAATTCTTTAATTTTTTTATCAATGCGATAATTACCAATACAAATAATTGGGTTCATAGTAGTGTCTTCTAGTTTCTGTTTTTTTGTTTTTTTTGGACGAATAAGTTTAATTAAAGTGTTAATACCGCCTTTATCGCCATTATTCATACCATCAATTTCATCCATAACAATAGCAAGTTTTTTTACCTTTTTATTAAATAAACTCATTATATTTTTATCTGACATATTATGTTTTGTAATATCTTCTATAACAGATGTATTTCTAATATCTCCAGCATCATATTTAATAATATCATAATTTAGTTCCTTAAGAATATTAGCTATAAAAGTAGTTTTACCTGACCCTGGATCGCCATAAATATATATACCTTTTTTAAATAATATATTATGCTTATTCATTTCGAATTCTTTTAATATATTTTTAATATTATTAGCAATATCTTCTCTGGCAAGAATTGTATTAATGTTTAATTCTTCCATTTTATATATTTAACAAATTTCTTTTTATATAGATTTTTATTTAATCCGTGTTCTTTTAAAAAAATTAAAATACTTTTTCTACAATTAGACGACTCATTTTCAATACAATAGTTTGTTATAAAATAAAAATAATCTGAAAAAATCATATCTTTATATCTATAATTTTTAATTTCAACCCATTTCTTGTAATTCTCTCTAATAACTTTTTCAAAAACAAATGAGTAATCAAATTTAACTATATAGCGAATATAATTCTCAATATTACTAATATATGGCTTCAATAAGCAGTGATATAATTTATAATTCTCTCTATTTGTAAAAATTAAAATTTTTTTAGGAATATATTCTTTAATTATATTTATTAGATCTTGTGGTAATGTATTAATATTTAAAAATATCCTGTTAATATCATCAGACGCATTTGCGTATTCACTAATTTCTCTCTTTTCAATCATATTATTTTATATATTCAATTATAATTTTATTAAATATATAAAATTTTTATTTATCAAGTTTATTTATTACAAGGATTATTGACACCATATGTAATGCCATCCCATGTTAGATTACAAGCACTAGCCCATCTGTATTTAGCACAGTTACCATTCTCTCCAGAAAACACAGGACCATTAAAGTTCATAGTTAAATGTTTAGTTCCATTAGCCGGACAAGTTCCTAAATCTTTAACATTGATACATTGACTATTATTTCCAGAACCATCAGAAATCCAATAGTCTGGGCATTCAGGAAGTAGGGGAGGCCATTGATCATTCTTAGCATAGCTAAACGCAACACCAACAATTATTAAAACAACAATTAAAATAATAATAGCAGAATAAAGAACTATTTTTTGAAAGGTTTCCATATAAATTAATTAAATATAATTTTTTCTATAAGAGTAATATAAATGAATAGATTAAATAATGGACGTGTAGATATTAAAACACCAAGTACTTCCACTTTATTTCAAATGTATGATAAAATACCTGCTAATCAGTGTGTAACATTTAGGAATCCTACAGAAGGATTGTGGACGTCTAATTCTTTGTCAAATGCTTTTTTCTCTCAAGAAAATATACAGATTATTCAAAATGGAATAAGAGCTGGTATTTATCATAAATCAAATGGACAATATGTTATAGGTCCACAAGATTGTGATTCATTAAAAATAGTCATGAGAAGTGTATTTTTACAGCATTCTGCAAATCAAATAAATAATATTCCACAACAAATTGTTGAATTAAATAAAATAGTATTAGACTATTGTATTCAACAGGTCTATAGTGAGGCGCAAGGCTATATGAAATATATTGATGATGTCAGTACATTAGTGGTGCCTATTGCTCATCCAGTTATGACTAGTCAAAATGATCGTCAATTAGAATTGAAGAGCTGGTTTTAGAGAGAAAAAGTTTTTGAATATTTAATAAAATAAATAAAAAATTTATAATTAATTAATTATAAATTTTTATAAATTATCTAGTGTATTATTTATTTTTATTTTATATTTATTTTTTATTTATTTTTTTATTTACTCAGTAATAATCAAATTTTTCTTGATTGCTCCACCTTTCTTAACAACAGACTTCTTTTTCTTAGGTTCTTCGCCATTCATAATCATTTCTCTTTCAGAGCAATAAGCAACATATTTTTCTGTTAGTTCATCTAATTCATTTTTCCACATTTGATGAATAGTAGTTGATTTAATTCTTTCCAACTCTAACTCCTTATTACCTTTGCTTTTCAGTAACTTTTCTACATTTTCTTCTGTAACTGAGTCCATCGGCATTTTTACAAGATATTTAAAATCAGTGTCATTATCTAAAATATCATATCCCTTTTCAGTCAACATTTGATTGACTTCCTCCTTCTTCTTTTTTCTCAAGTCAATAGTTCCATCCAAATTTTCTTTAACATATTGAGCTTTATTTGTTAGCAAAACCAATTCTTTTTCCAAAGCATCTATCATAAAATCTTTTCTATCTTGATACAGCTTTAATCGCACTTCATAATAGGTATCAATAATATCATTAACCTTTTCATATTTTCTAAGAGTATCATCAGCATCAAACAAATGCATATTAGTTGTTGTATTTGTAGTATACAATTTTAGCAATTTTTCAAGCCCATTACAGTCATGATCACCTTTTAACTTCTCAATCTCTTCTAATTTTCCTTTAGCAAATGTAATTGTAAAATCCACATTTGTATCTTTACTCATATCATCATAATCCTTAAGAACTGAATGGACTTTCTTGCCATCTTTATCTGGCTTAGGATCAATCAATTCTTCCAATAATTCCTTAAAATCTTCTGTCCAAAATCCAACAGGTAATTCAGTAACACGAATTTTATCTACACCAATTTTTTCATACACCCCTTTTATTAAGAATTTTTCACTAGAAAGCTTAGTAATCTTACCTTTAAATCCTTCATAATAAGGAATAAATTCAACTTCATCATTTTCTATTCCTAATAATTTATTCTTTAAATAATCAATAATCTGAAGAGGATTGTAACACATGATATCTGTGCTAAATCCAGTACCAATACCTTTTGATCCATTTACTAATACCATAGGAATAATTGGAGCATAAAATATTGGTTCAACCATTAAACCATCATCATCTAAATATTCAAGAATATGGTCATCTGCTGCTGGAAAGATAGCTCTTGTAATAGAATTTAATTGTGTAAAGATATATCTTTCAGAAGCACTATCTTTTCCACCTTGTAGTCTAGTTCCAAATTGTCCATTTGGCATAAGCAGATTAATATTATTAGAACCAACAAAATTCTGCGCCATGCCTACAATTGCGGCATTTAAACTAGCCTCGCCATGATGGTAACCGGATTCCTTAGAAGTATATCCGGAAAATTGTGCAACCTTCATTTCTGAAGACAAATTGATTTTAAATGCGGAATACAAAATTTTACGCAAAGATATTTTTAATCCATCCATCAAATTAGGAATAGATCGATCACAATCATATTTTGAGAAATGAATAAATTCTCTGTCAATAAATTCTTCATAAGGCACAGATGTTTTTGATGTATCTAAGAATTTTTTTCTATCATAGAAACTCAACCAGTCTTTTCTATCGTCTGCCCTCTTTTTATTGAAAACCATATCAATTGCGTCATTAGACTTTTCTGAATGCTCAAATCCAACAATTTTTTTATTTTCAAAATATTCACGAAATTCCTTGCCTGTGCTGGTACCTAAACCCTTATAATATTTAATCTTCCAGCCATTAACATCATTTTCTTCCTTCCATTTATTATATTCTCCATCGCTATAAAAGTTAAGCTCAGTTGAGCCTTTCTTTGCTTTTAAAATAGGAGTATTCATAAATCCAATAAATCCTGGAATATTGAAAAGTGTAGGCCATTCAGACTGGAATAAATTAATACCCAATCCCTTAATATGACTTCCATCTAAATCCTGATCAGTCATAAAAAGCACCTTACCATAACGAAGATGTTTATATACCTCTTCTAAACTAGCATATTTCTTGCCAGTTTCAAGACCTAATATTTTTTTAATTTCGGCAATCTCTTTATTTTCTGAAATCTTTTTTACAGCTTCACCTCTAACGTTTAGGATTTTACCTTTCATCGGATAAACACCAATAGTATTACGATCTTCTGAAGATAATCCTGAAATAATACCAGCCTTTGCTGAGTCACCTTCGCAAAATATAATGACACAACTAGATGATTTTTCAGTTCCAGCCCAATTAGCATCTGTAAGTTTAGGAATTCCGCGAACAGATTTGCTCTTAACACCATCTGTCTTTTTAGCGGCTTTATTCTCCTTGACTTCTGTTAATTGAAGTGCCGCATCCATGACACCCATTTTTGCCACTTTTTCAATAAATTTTTCACTTACTTCGCATTTAGAACCAAATTTAGAAGAAGGAGTATTCATATAATCCTTGGTCTGGCTATCAAACGCAGGATTTTCAATATCACAACGCATGAATAGTATTAATTGCTCCTTTATGGAATTTGGATTAACTTTTACCTTCTTCTTTTTCTCAATATACTCGCCTAATTTTCTAGTGATTTGATTTAATATATATTCAACGTGTTTTCCACCCTTAGCGGTATGAATACCATTTACAAATGAAATCTGAACAAATTCATTTGTTGGTGTCAACGCAACCGCATATTCCCATCTTTCCCCAGCATCTTCATATACACGAGGAGCCACTGCTTTATCACCAATATACATGTCAATATACTGTTGAAAATTCTTTACAGGAACTAGCTGGTCATTATATTTAACCTTCAAGCTTTTATCAGTAACCGCAGAAATATCATAGACGCGCTTTTTAAGCAACGCAACAATATCTTCAGAAAGTCCGGTAATACCTAATCTCGCATAATCAGGTTTAAATGTGATCTTGGTATATGGTTTTGTCTTACACTTTGTAATAGATGGCTTACATATTTCATCAAGATTATTTTTATATTCTTGGATATATTTGAGACCACGAATATGATCAACAGTTTCAATGCGACCATATGTAGACCAAATAAGAACCAATTTAAATCCAAAACCATTTTTACCACCAACAATTTTCTTTTCATCTTTGTTATAATTTGTCGAAGTTCTAAGATGACCAAATACCAACTCAGGTATCCAAATACCATCTTTTTGTGCGACATCAATACCGTTGCCGTCATTAACCATTGTAATGGTTCCATCAGGATCAATAGAAACATCAATATGGGTAACAGGTAATGCGTTGTCAGAATTACTATCAACTCTGGTTTTCATTCTGACAACATGGTCACGACTGTTAACAATGCCTTCATCAAATAATTTAAATAAGCCGGGAATATAACTAATATTTTTTTCAATGATTTTAGATCCATCTTCGCTCATAATCCATATATCTGCGTCAACATTCTCAACAGACCCAATATATGTATCGGGGTTGTCTAAGATATGCTGCTTGTCAGTCTTCTGCTGAACATCAAAGAATAGTGTTGAATCAGGTCCGCTCATGTTTGATAATAGTATAATTTAATTATTATATTTAAATTATTTCAATTTTATTTCTAATTCAATTTTTTAAAAAGTAGAACAATTAAAAATAAAATCAAAAGTGATATTAATATGTATTCTCAAAGACAATTTACACCAGGTAAAAAATCAAATAGCGCAAAAATAATAAATTATATAGCAGCTTATAACGCATTATATCCTGGATCAGAACGATTAAATTGTGTTTGTATACCAGATAAATATGATAAAAATTTATTAGGATCTGATTCACCATCTACAAGAATATCTAATAACCAACGAGTTTCTCAACTAGTAAATTTTTCCAGAGGCGGAAAAACTCAATATGGTAATTTTTATTTAGGGCAACCTTTAAATATTAATTATTTAGGTAGAGCAGAAGGTATGCCTGGAGGTAGTGGTAGCCCTCCAATAAATAAATTTTAAATAAATATTAAATCTTTTAAGAGTATAAATATTGTATTTAGTAAATGCGTTACTAAATTTAATTTAGTAAAAATATATTTTCTCATGTAATTTTATAATAATGGTAGAACAAATGATTGGATCTCGCACTCAAGTGATGAACGGAACAGCACACCATACTAAGGGTGGACTTACTAAGAAACAGCTAATGTATAACAAACACGGTCGCATTGTTTCTAGAAAGAAGCATACAATGGGAAAGAAAACAATTAAGCATTTATATAAGCTAGGATACAAGCCTAAGAAGGGATCTTTCAAGTTATTCAAGAAGGGACACGGAAAGAGCCGAAGCAAGCGTGGTGGTGGAATGTACGCATTAAGCCCATCTCCTATCAGTGGTATCGAGAACACTTCTGGAGTTGGTATCCAATTTATGGCTGGAAATGCTACAGGATAAATAATATAAATAATATAAATAATATATATTAATTAAAATATTAATATATATTATACATGCCAGGGTTAGGTTATACTTTTAATTCGGATGAAAAGCAAAGAATTAAAGATTATATTAATATTTGGTTAGCTGAACATAATAATACTTTGGATGGTGTTAGCTGGAGAGATCTAGTATTTGCTTCAGGGAAAGTAAATGTTGGCGATGGTTCTTTAAGAGTTTTTGGAATAGATAATTTTAATGATTTTATGAATGTTTTAGATCTTGAAGAATATTTAGATACTGATCGTGAAAATGCTTTTAGAGCAATATATGGAGCAGCTGCTAATCCTCAGTCTGAAAATTCGCAAATGCAGCCAGCACAAGGTGGTCGCAGAAGAAACAGACGAGGAAGAAAAACAGCTAAAAAGTCAAAAAGAAGAACAAAACATAAAAGAAGACATACCCGTCGTCATCATCGTTAAATGACATATTTTTATATTTTTACATATTTTATAAAATAATATGTAAAAATTTTTAAAAAATCAATAATTATTTTTAAGCTAAAGTGTAGATAAAAATATGCTAGTTTTTATGAATTTTTCATAAACAATATGATCGGCTAGTTTAAAATATAAATATTTTTCAAAATAACGTTTGCTAACCAAAAATGGTAAAGAATTTGATTTACAAAACTTATAATAATAGTTATAAGCATCATCAAAAGATATTAAAGCTAAATTATGATCAGCAGCTATTTGTTGTTTAATATAGACTAATGCTTTATCAATATCATTTAATTTATTCCACATGTTACTAGTAACATTTAAAACATATTTATCTTCAACAATTTCAATATTTGGAAAAAAATGAATTAATATTTTTAAAATATTTTCTTCACTAATAGTTCCATTTGATATGTTATTAGAATTTCCTTTAATCCAACATTTAAAAAGCGAAGCTAATTCATCAATTTCTAATTCATTATCAAATGTATTAATATTAGAATTAGAAATATTGTCAGTGCTAATAGTATTTTCCCAAAATTTAATAAAATCACTATGAACTGGTAAATATTTACTAGTAATACCAAAAAAAACATCAGATATTTCATCATAAAGCCCATATTTTTCCTTTAATATATTTTTGAACGTATTAGAATAAATCATATTTGGTAAACAAGAACTTGAGAGAAATTGTTTCCAAACAAAATGAATATTCTTCCACTCCATTTTAAATTCACTTGAAACGTCTACAATATATTTATTACAGAAATCATTAACTATTTCATTTTGAGAAGTATTTTTTAAATAATACGAATAATTACATAATTCTTCATCTGCTTTATTTTCAATAAACTTATCAGAGTTTTCATAACGTTTTGAATAATGAGCAGCAACACACAATAAATCTAATCCTATTTTTTTAAGTAATTCTCTCCAAACATTTATTGAACAATTTTCATTAATTTTAATTAATCGACAATTTTCATAAGAATGATTTTCATGATATTTTGTCATAAAATTATTTGTGGTTCCATTATGACTAATAGAGGCTAAAGCTACACTGTCTATTTCAATTAAAAATTGTTTCATTTTTTGAGTAACTAAAAATATTTGATTTAAATTTTTTTTTAAAATATTATCACCAAGAATTGTAAGAAAATATTTTGCCGAATTTTTAGATGTAAAAAAGGAAGGATATAACATATTTAATACATTTTGTATAGTATCTGTTTCTGGAATAGAACTGAATAAAGAACGTTCTTTTATTTGTTTTATAATAATAGACTTAGTTTTATGTTTCCATTGTAATAAAACTCCATCCTTTGTTATAGTAGAGAGAAGTTTGTGAATAATATCATCTTCTTTTATAATTAAATATTTCTCTCCATCGTATTCATAAAAGTTATTATTAGGTAAATAATAATATTTATTTTTACTCAAAAATACTTGTATAAAAATTTGTTGTTCTTCAGATAAATAATTATTTCGATTTACACGTTTTTCATGATTTTTATATTCGGTTTCAAGTGTATTTGGTAAATATGTAACAATATGATTATATATTCTTTGGATCATGTAATTATCGTCTTTATATTTTTCTATTAATAACTTGACAGCATCTATACAATCAGTCTGAATTGTTAATTTATTATTTTTCAAGTTCTCTGTCATTCTTTAAAATTGTGTAGACTTGTCTTTAAATTAGTTTTTGAAATAATGTTTTTAATATATAAATGAAAGTAACTTTAAGATATTTACCAAAAAGGCTAACAAGAAAAGACAAGAAAAGACAATTCAAAGCTTTAGTAAAATCTAGAAAACTTTATAGAAAAGGAATATATTATACTAGAAAGCCGGTTAAATCATTTACATCTAAAAAATCGCCGCATATAACAAAAGCTGAAAAGATATATAAAGTACAAAAAATTGGCGCAACTCCAGAACTCGCAAAAGCAACAGGTTGTTCTATAACAGCATTAAAAAAAATAATAAATAAAGGCGAGGGAGCATATTTTTCTTCTGGATCAAGACCTAATCAAACCGGGCAATCATGGGGAATAGCTCGTTTAGCTAGTTCTATTACAGCTGGAAAAGCAGCCGCAGTAGACTATAATATACTAGAAGAAGGTTGTAGACCAAATTCAAAGGCACTTAAACTAGCAAAAACCGCAAGAAGAAAACATGGACATGGAACTAGAAGAGTTCCAAAAATATTCTCAAAATAAATTATATTAAATAAAAATAAATAAAAATAAATAAAAATAAATGCGTTAAATATTTAAATTCATAAGTATTTAAAGATTTGAAATGAAAAATTACTATAATGTCCGCATTTTCAAATAATAACCAAATAACAGCTACTGATGGAAATGTTTTAACAATTAAAACAGTTCAAATTGCTCCATTTAGAACTTTAATGACTGCGCTTAAAGATATTTTGTTAGAAACAAATATTACTTTTGAACCAGATGGAATACGAATTATTAATATGGATAAGTCACATACTATTTTAGCACATTTATATTTAGAAGCACATAATTTTGAAATGTATGAATGTAAAAAGGAAAAGATTATTATTGGAGTAAATATGTTTCATCTATTTAAGTTGATTAATACAATTGACAATGATGATACATTAACTATTTATATCGAGAACTCCGATTATGTAGATGGTATAGTTTCTCATTTGGCTTTGAAATTCGAGAATGGAGAGATTAAGCAATGTAAGACCCAGAAGTTGCGATTAATTGAACCTGAGCCGGAAGAGCTTCAATATCCAGATGTTAAGTTTTCTTCTATTATTAATCTTCCATCAGCAGATTTTCAGAAAATTATTCGTGATCTTTCATGTATTTCTGATAAATTGGAGATTAAGTCAGTTGGTAATGAGCTTATCTTTAAATGTTCTGGTCAATTTGCTTCTGCTGAAATTCACCGTGCTGAATCGGATGGCAGTATGGGATTTATTTTGAAGCAGGACTCATCTAAGGTTATTCAAGGAGAATTTTCATTAAAAAATTTGGGTTATTTCATTAAATGCACCAATTTATGTCAGCAAATTGAAGTTTATTTAGAGAACGATTTGCCTCTTGTTGTCAAGTATGATGTAGCAAGTTTGGGAACCATAAAATTATGTTTAGCCTCATTACCTTCTTCTTAAGCTTAGCTAAGTTTAGATAAAATAATTATTACAATTTATAAATTTTAATAATAAAAATTATAAATATGTAATAATTATTTAAATGAAATATCTAGAATAACTATACATGAATAATATTAATCGTGATTATATTTTTAATTTAAGAGATAGTAATATAATAATACCAAAATTAAAACCGTCCTCATCACAAAAAGATTTAAATCAAACAGATTTTACACAGATAGTTAAACCCCCATCACCTCTTTCACAAATGGAGACAAAATCCGATATAATAGTAGGACCAACAGGTCCACAAGGACCACAAGGTTTATCAGGTGATCGTTATTGCTCAAAGACAATTGGAAAACACATATTTAATCTTGAAAAAGAGTGTTTTATAGGGTTTAATATTGAAACAGAGTTGGCATATATAAGTGGTAATTCAGTTATTGTAGCAGAAGTACCTACAAAAATAGATGCAGAAATAAACTCTTTTGAAGGAACAATTCAATATTATAATTCACAATCAGGTCAAATTATAATTAAAGATATAAATAATATTAAAGGTACAATTCAAGAAATACCAAATTATTATTATGTTAATTTAAATGCAGTTCCACAACCTATTAGTTCTAGTGATATTTCATCAATACCAATTGTATTAAATAATAATACTATAAATATATCTGAACAGGATAATGATAAACAATATTATACATTAAATTTAAAAAATAATGATGAGATTAAATATATTCATACTTTATTAAAAAATAATCAAGAGGCAACAATTTTAATAAAATTGGATATTATTTCAAATGAAACAACCGCAATCATTTATCCAATATCAAATATGAATACAAACTATAACGCAAATATAATTTTAAATACTAATACTCCTTATGCTATTCTGAAAATACATGTTATTGAAAATATAGTGTTTGGAGATTGTATTTCTTATTTTAAAAATATATAAAATTATAAATTGATTAATTTACAAATTTTTATATATAATTTATTATTATTATATATAAAATGTCATATGCTAATTATACACAATATTTAGGTGCTCAACGCTGTTGTAATTTTAATAAACAAGGTCCGGTTGGTCCTGTTGGAAACACAGGTGCTCGAGGAGCTATAGGTCCAGCAGGTGTTACTGGTGGTTTAGGACCTACAGGACCAACTGGAAGAGGATGTAGAGGACCTACAGGACCAAACGGAGGACCTATAGGCCCAACTGGTGTAACTGGTCCAGCTAGTCAATGGCAAGAAGTTGCTACAAATACTATTAGTTATACTGGAGTTGTAATAGTTGATGGTAAATTAACTGTTACCGGATTAATAGATCCTACTGGTTTAGTATTAGATCCTTCTTTAAATAAACCGGTTGATGTAATAGATCCAAGTAATGTTTTATGGGTTAAAAATACAACACCAAGTAGTTTATATTATGGTAGCGGAAGAATTTTTACTAGTGTTGATGCTAGTGTCAATTATAATTATACTGTATTGGGAGCTTTAAGTAGAGGTGTTCCTGTAACAGTTACTTCATCGCCTTATATAGTTAACCCTAATGATAATTGGATTATTTGTGATAGTAGTGCTACAATAACATTGACTTTACCAAATGCTGCAACTTATCCTGGTAGAGAAATAATGATAAAAACTGTAAATAATACTATTTTACCAGCTGCTAATAATGTAGTATCTAGTTTATCAAATGTTATACCATTATCAGGAGGAGGTACTAGCACAGCTATACTAAATAACATAAGTGATTGGGCTACATTAGTAAGTAATGGTACTAATTGGGTTATTATGCAAGGAGTTATAGCTTAAAATATATCATATATTAAATTAAATATAAATCATATAAAAATACTCTATATAATTTATATTAAAATGACTACTATTGTTTCTGCCTTTGTAAGTAATAATTTAGATGAAGATATGATTATGAATAAATATTATGAAAATGGAAAACTTTTATTGAAAACAAATATACCAAAAATAATATTTTTAGATGAAAAAATGTTAAATTTGATTGGAGAAGATTATAATAAATCAAATACAATATTAATGAAAATTGATAAAGAAGCTAATTATTTATATAATTATAGAGAATTTATTACAGATTTTAATTTAAATACAGATAATATTAAAAAAGATACACTGGATTATATTTTAACTATGTGTAATAAAACTGAATGGATAAAAACAGCAATTTTATTAAATATTTTTAATACTGATAATTTTATGTGGATTGATTTTGGTATAAGATATATGTTTAATTGTTCTGATAAAGAATTTATTGACAAGGTAAATAATTTACATAATAAAACATATTCAAATATTAGGATTGCTAATATATGGAATTTAGATATTAATTATTGTTTTGATATTTATAAAAATATAACTTGGTATTTTGCTGGTACTATATTTGGTGGTAATAAAGATAAATTACTTTTATTTGCTGATAAAACAAAAGATAAATGTATTGAAATAATTATGACAAAAAATACACTTATGTGGGAAGTAAATATATGGTATTTAATATACCTTGATAATAAAGAAATATTTGATGCTTATTCTTGTGATCATAATAAAAGTTTAATTGATAATTATTAAATTTAAATTTTTATATTTTAGTTATATTTTACAATAGAATCTATATATTTTTTATCGTAAATTCCAATTCTAGTACTTCTATCCCATGTGCTATAATTCATCAAAACTCTGTCATCTTCAACAACAATACTAAGACAATATTCAATAGGCTCGCCTTCAAACTTAAATGGAGCAGAATATCGCAATAAATTCATATTAGCATCAAATACTGCTATTACATGATAATAATGTCTTGGTGATTCATAAGAAACAATATGAGTAACAAACCATATTTCAGCATCTAGAATATCAATAGTTATATTACCATTATTATTTTCATTAATTTTTTTATGATATTTAAATCCACAAGTAGATCCACGAGTTCTAGAAAATAAAGCAGGCATTTCCTTAGTAATAATAATATCTAGTTGGTCATTAGAATTAATTTTACAAATTTTAAGTGGAGACCAATCATATACAACATGACTTGAACCATTATAATCAACAAACACCCAATTTTTTTCACACTGTGTATTATTGAAATTTTGTGTTATTTCTTTATAATTTAAATACCCTTGTTCAAAATTATATTCACCTGTAACTATACCTAATCTATTATTTTTATGAAACCCTGTTCCCATAAAAATTATTTTATCTGTTTCAACATCATTGAATATTCTTACATCTTCTATTCCAATATATTGTCTATTATCAAAAATTAAATTAAGCATTTTTTGATTTTTAATATTAAAATCTGTATCATATTCAATGTAATTATTAGCAGTTATAATATATTTATCACAATTTATATAAGAACCGTTCTCTGTAATATAATAATTTACATATCTGACATTCATATGATAACCATCATTGGTTAGATTAGGTATTAAACAACTAGACGATGATGTAAGTACAGTTTGTTCATTATTTATATCTTTAATAAATTTATTATCTAATATAATTGTATTTTTTTTAGTTAATACATCTTTATAAAATTTCATATTTTGTAAAAGACTATTTATTTCAGAACCATCCTTTGAATTATTAAACAGCTTGACTGCTTCATTATTTATATTAGTAACCCCAAAATAATATGCTAGAATACTGTATTCATAATATATTTTTGATTCATAAACATCATTATGTAAAAATAAATAACCACTACGATTATGATTTTTATCAAGAATTTTTTTAGCTATTTGATAAAATACTTCAGCTAATTTATGCTTAGAAATAAGTCTATAGTGTTTAATCATTTCATAAATACCCTCTAATCTTTCAGGATAATAATCATAACCATCCATCCAAAACTTAAAAGCCTCGGCATGATTTCCTAGTTCCTTATAACATAATCCAATTCTATAATGACTATACCACACTTCCTCTTTCCAATCACCTAATTCTATTCTCTTTTTATATATTTCAACAGCTTTTTCAAATTGTCCAGCATCATAATAACTATTTGCTAGATAAAAATAATATCTTACATTATTAGGTTCTGCTTGAATTCCTTCTGTAAGTAGTCTTATATCTCTTTCAAATTTATCATCTTTGGCGCCTCCATCACCAATATCTCTAATAAAAATATCTTTTTTTTCAAATGGATATGAGACATTATTATGCGGAGTGTTAATATATTCATGTGTTACACCAGAATAAGAATATAATCCATTATTCCTAACAATTCTCATATTTTGATAAAAGAAACTGTCATTTCCTTGAAGTATGGAAAAACTGTCAGCAAAATTTAACATATTTTTATTAAATCCATTTACTTCAAGAATCATATCGGCATCTAACAGTAAAACATACTCTGACATCCCAATACAAGCATTTAAAGCAAAATTTCTATTGTGGCAAAAATTTTTAAATGGTTCTACTACTACTTTACCTGGTATATTTTTTTCTTTAAAATAATCTATAATTAATTCAACGGTATTATCGGTAGAGCCTGTATCGCAAATACAATAACAATCAATAATAGACAAAACAGAGTCAAACAATCTTCTAATAATTTTACTTTCATTTTTAACAATCATATTTAAACATAAAGTTGGAGAATTTTGGGTTAAATTTAATTCCATTTTATAGAATTATTTATAAAATGTTTAAATTGATAATTTAAAATAAATTAAATTAAATACAAATTAAATACAAATTAAATTTTAATATATATGACTTTTAAATTTATACCATTTGGTTATAGATGTTCTTCAGCTGGATTGTTTAAAGAATTAAATGTTAAAATAGAAAGTTATCCATTTGATTGGTTAATTTCAAGATTACCCGTTATAAAACACATTATAAGTAATAAATTTATTGAATTTTTAAATAAAACTAATTATGTTGAAATAAATACAAAAACTATACATTATCAGGATAATGATAATAATCTAATAATTTGTCATGAAAGTATTTTATATAATGAATATTATGAAAACCTTTTTAATAATATATTAATTCCAAAAAATTTAACAAATAGTTATGATACATATAAATACTTTTTAGCTATGAATCATAAAAATATAATAAATGATTTTGATTATTATTTAAGATGTATTAATAGATTTAATTTTTTAATGAAAGAGGATAAATCAGATAAGTTATATCTACATATAACTCCAATAATAAGTATAGAAGAATACATAGAAAAAAAAGATAAAATAATATTAGAATTTAATGACTTTCATGATTTTATTTTAGATTATAATAAATTTGGAATAATAAAAGGATTATTTATTATAGTAATAAGAAATAATGATATAGAAAATGCTTACTTAGAAAATATTTTTTCTTCAAAAAATAATGATATTTATTTATTCAATGTTAAAAAAGATTTTATTGATGCTGGTGAAATATATTATCAGTCGCATAATTTTTTTGAAACAAAAATTTTATTAGATCTTATTAAAAATAATTATATTGACTAATTATTTTTTTATAAATATTAAATAATTTTTTTATAAATATTAAATTATTTTGCTATACTTTTTTTTAAAAGTATATAATATATGTCTTTTACTAGATTTAAATATGATGATTGTAGAACAAAAAAAGAATTACAACAATCTACTGACCCAGGTCGATGGATTTTAAATGTTCCTGGAAATGGTTCTAATCCTTGTTATATTGAAGATCCACAAATTATAATACAAAAATGGGGAGCTAATTTAAGAACAAATACCATAAATTTAGAAAGCGATTTGATGGGTGTTAATCGTCAACTTAGTAGAGATTGTTTAGGAAAAGATAATTATAAAAGCTATAATGTTCAGAATGAAGCAATTAGTTATCCAACATGTAATAATTTATTTACAGATCAATCAAGAGCTACTAATCCCGCATGGTGGTATCGTGATGTAGAACAAAATAATTTTTCATACCCACCTTTAAATCCTCAAGAAAATGTATGTTTACCATTCCAAAATAATTTGAGCACTAGAATTTTAGAAAAAGATTATTTTACTCCAAAGAGAGATTGTGTAGTATCTGAAACTAAAAATTATTTACCAACTAGTTTTAACTTGATAAGAGGTGGTTATGTAGGAGGTCCAACAACATGCCAACAGACAAACTCTTGTCAAACCCTATAATGATATAATTTGTTATTTATTACAAATTTACTTAATGTTATTGTATTAATAAAAGTTATATCTAGATAAATTAGATTATTATATGAATAAAATATAATACTCTATATATATAATATGGAAATAGCAATTCCTTTAATAGCATTAGGAGGTATGTATGTAGTATCAAATCAAAGTAATGAAAATTGTGCTGATAGAGAAATAAGAAGATCCTCAAGACAAGAAAGATTTACAAATATGGGAATTAGAAGTAATTTAGGTGTAAAAGATAACAATGGCTTACCAAATACAAATATTCCTCCGCAAAATTTTCCAGTTTCTAATATAAATCAATTAGTGGATACAGTTCAACAATATCCTAATCCAAATACAGCAACTGATAAATATTTTAATCAAAATTTATACCAACAGCAAGTTAGAAGTGGAGATCCAGTAAACAAAACAATTCCAAATGTTTATTCTTTATCTGGCAATTATTTAAGTTCAGACCAATTTAAGCATAATAATATGGTTCCTTTTTATGGAGGTAAAGTGAAAGGAAAAACGTACGATGTAAATATTGCTGAATCGGTTCTCGATAATATGATGGGAACTGGTTCACAAACTATAAAAAAAATAGAGCAAGCACCTTTATTTAAACCAGAACAAAATGTTCAATGGACCTTTGGTATGCCAAATCAAAGTGATTTTTATCAATCACGAGTAAATCCAGCAATGAAAAATAATAATGTAAAACCATTTGATACTATTATGGTTGGACCTGGATTAGATCAGGGATACGGTTTTGATGGTAGTAACGGATATAATTCAGGAATGGAAGCACGTGACAAATGGTTACCTAAAACTGTAGATCAATTAAGAGTAGATACTAATCCAAAGTTGGAATACGAATTAATTAATCATGAAGGACCCGCAAATTCTTTTATTAAAACTGCTCCAACAGCACAAATGATTGGACGTGTTGAAAAACAAAGACCTGATACATATTTTATTAACACTCAAGATCGTTGGCTTACTACAACTGGTGCTGAAAAAGGAGAGACATTAAGACCAATCCAAGAGATGGGTGTAATTAGACGTAATGATATTCCAATTGACTATATGGGTCCAGCTAATTCTGATATTAGAGCTGGAACTGCTCCAGAAAATTTTGAGCCAAGCCGACGTGTCCAATTGCCATGTGTTGACGTGAAACCATCATCTGCTATGGGTCGCGGTCCTATTACTGATGGTGATAATTTTTTGCGCAGTCATACAAATTATGAAAACCACAGATCTACAATTAAACAACCAGATACATTAAGAAGTGGATTTGGTGGAGCTATTGGTGCTGTTATTGCTCCATTATTGGATATTTTACGACCAACCAAGAAAGATGAAACCATTAACAATGTTCGTATTTATGGTGAGGCCGCCCCAGCAGTACCTAAAGGTTATGTATATAATCCACAAGATACCACCCCAACTACCATTAAAGAAACAACACTTCATTCACAAACTTTTAATATTAATAATCAAAGAGAGGGATTATATGTGAATAATTATACATCACCTGATTTAACACAAAGAGATACTACTAGTTGCGAATATTATACTTCTGCTGGTGGTTATGCTACAGGTTATGGTGATATGAGTTATGATGCTGCTTATAGACAACATAATAATGATATTAAATCACAAACAATAGTAAATAGACCTAATCAAGGTGGAACACAGATTTTTAACCAACAAATGAATTTAACTACAATTCCATCTGATACTGATCGCTTAGACGGTAGATTTAATCCTGCCTTCTCCCGTCTATCTGGATTACCACCATCTGTAAATACATATGGAGCAATTAGAGCACCACAATATTATAATGAATGTGCTGGTTGTGATCGTATTCAACCCGATATTCTTTCTGCTTTTAAAAATAATCCATATACTCATTCATTGACAAGTTCTGTATAAAAATAATATTAATTACGTTATATTAAAATATAAAAACACTTTCTATTTTAATATAGTTAATCTATGGCATTAGAAATTCATCAAAATATAAAAGAAAAATTAGATTATTTTTATAAAATACATAAGATACCAAATATGATATTTCATGGACCATCTGGCAGTGGAAAAAGAACAATTGTTAATGAATTTATTCATAAAATTTATGATAATAATAAAGATAAAATTAAATCTTTTGTTATGTATGTAAATTGTTCACATGGTAAAGGGATTAAATTTATACGAGAAGAATTAAAATTATTTGCTAAAACTCATATTAATTCTAATGGTGGAAATATTTTTAAAAGTATAATTTTATTAAATGCTGATAAACTAACAATTGACGCTCAATCTGCCTTACGAAGATGTATTGAATTATTTAGTCATAACACTAGATTTTTTATTATTGCTGAAGATAAATATAATTTAATGAAACCAATTTTATCACGATTTTGCGAAATTTATGTTTCAGAACCAGTAATAAATGGAAAAATTACAAATATTTATCAACATAATTTAAATTGTGTATTTAATATGAAAGATATAAAAAATCATCATCAAGATTGGCTAAAAAAAGAATTACAAAAATTGATAAATAAAAAAATAACTATAGAAGAATTGATATCTTTATGTAATAAACTTTACGAAAAAGCATATAGTTCTTTAGATATTTTAAATTTATTAGAAAATACAAATTTTTTAGAAAATATAATAACAAACGAAAAAAAATACGAATGTTTACTGTGTTTTAATCGTATAAGAAAAGAATTTAGAAATGAGAAATTGCTTATTTTATTTATATTAAATTTTTTATTTTTAAGTTCAGAACTCTCTTTAGAAAATATTAGTTTTATGTAAATGGACGATTTTAATGTAAGCGCACTTCATGAATCCAAGAATGAATGGGGATCTAGACTAGTAACAATTCTAACTCCTCTTATTATTGAAGGATATAAGTCTATTTTAGATGAAGCAATAAAAATTTGTAAGGATAATAATGAACAGGAAAAATATTTAATGACATTTCAAAATTTTATTTCAAGAGTTCCCAAATGGAATACACAGCTTATTGAAGCAGAAAGACAAAGAATTTGTGAAAAATCTGGGTGTAATTATTTAGAAGATTTGGTTACTTGTGTTCACATAATTCAGTTAAAAATTTTAACTGCTATGAGAGTTGGTCAAAAACAGAAAAAAATAGATATTAATATTCCAAAATTAGATGATTTTATTCACAAAACTTACATTAATGTAGCAAGAAAATTTTATAAAAATGTCTATTTATTTGAACTAAATATTCCGCCATTACAAGTTCAAAAAAATCACAGAGAATTAGAAATTATTGTTCAAGAATGTTTATTAAATACTTTGAGAGAAAGTATTCCGGTGGAAGCAATTTTAAAGGCTTATATGGATGAAACTATAGAAGAAGATGTTGTAGAGGAAATTAAAGAGCAAATAACTGAAGAACCTATTAAAGCACCTGTAGTAGCTGGACAACCACAAGTACCTACTGTTGCTCCTGTTCAACCAATACAATCTTCGCAAAGCCAATTAAGTTTTAATGATGTTGATTTTGTTAAAACTGAAGATGGTAATATGTCTACCATTAACGCACCAAAAGATTTAGAAACATTAGAACAAATAAGTGAAATGCGTTATCAACAAAGAAAATTAGAAAATGAAGAAGATGAAAATGACAAAATAAGTATTTCAGATCAGCCATTTCAGTTAGATATGTTAGATATACATAATATTGAAGAACCAAGACTAGATTTATTACCAGATCTATTGATAGATGATATTGAGGTTTTAGAATAATTTGCGTAAAATTTATTAATAATAATACTTTTAATATTTTAAATGAATAATATATTTGTTGTTGCTGGTATTATATCTATTGTATTTTTAATTGCCAAATTTATTGAAATGCGTTTTATAGAAAAAGAAAGCAAACCATTTAAATTATTAATTAGAGATGCGCTATTGGTATATTTTAGTGTAATAGCAAGTGATTTTATTATAGGACAGTTAAATCCAATTATGAATAGTATTAAAGGTGGATCAACCGCAACACCAATATTTACTGATAATCCTGGATTTTAACGACCTGTCCAAACCTTAATAATTGGTCTTATTTTTTGTTTACTTTTTAATTTATTCATATAATCATCAAATGTTAAACCCCACCTATCATAATCATGTATATTACCCAGTAGCGATTTTTGTTTTATAATTTTAGGATTTTCCGCATAAAATATACATCCAAAAATTCTCTCTAAGCAACATCTATCTGCTCTACAAGAAACAGCTGAAATCATATTTGTTAAATTATATTTATTTTGTAATTGTAAAAGAAATTCATGATTAATATAGGATTGAACACCAAAACAACCATACCAATTATTATGCGGTAATCCAATAATAATATTATTAAATGATAATTGAGGTTCTATTAATACTTTATTTTTTAGATTATTAGTTATTCTCAATGTGTTATTTATATTTTCTTTATCAGGATAAAAAAACCATAAAGGTATTACATTTATATTATTTAATAAATCAAAATTAATTTTTTTATGAAAAAATACACTATCATGTATAATTACTGCGTTATCAAAAAACTTGTATTTAATATAATAGTAATAAGGCAACAATTCTCCTCTTCCTTTAAAATCTGATTCAATAATTTCAATATTTTTATACTCAAAATCAGCTTTTAAAAAATTTTTATCGCTATTATCATCAATAATAATTATTTTATTATTTGGATATAATCTTCTTAATAATTTTACAGAATGGTTCCAGTATCTATTTGTTTTTTCAGAATTAACATGTCTTGTAATTATAAATCCATATGAAGTCATTATATAATTAATTATATAATTAAATATATAATTATTTAACTAATTTTATATATTTAATTCTCTTACAAAACAATGAGCAAATTGACCATGATATAAAATATGTCTATAATATCTATTATCATATGTTAAATCTATACATTCGTCGCCACCATATAAAAATACAATTTGATCTTTTGTATAGTTATTGTAAACATGATCCCATAAAGGTAAATGAGGCATACTTCCTTCCATTAACTCATCTGGACCTATTTTACCATAAATAATAATATCCCAAAAATGATTTTTTATTTTTTCAATAATTTCATCATCTGAAAAATTATAATCATCTATTAATTTTTTTGCATAATTAAATCCATAACCATATAAATCTTGTTTATTTTCTGGATAAGTATCATATAAAAAATTTATTTTAGGATATTCTATTGCTACTCCTTTTAATGATTGTATATGTCTTTTCATACCAATCCAAAACAATTCTCTTGTATAATTTACCCCACTATGACAAGTAATTAGTAAAACATTTTTTATATTTTGAATATGTCCCATTTTTTCTAAAAAATATTTTGTTGCCGCACTTGTTGAACAATTATTCCTTACATATTCATTAATTTTATAAGCATATTCATTGTATAATTCTTTATAATTTTTTTTATAAGGTAATAGTTTTTGATTAGATTCTTTAATTAATTCCTTAGGTAAAGTTGTTAGAGTATACTTGGGACAATTATCCAAATTTTTAAATATAGGTATACAAGCGTTTGCTAAAATTTCATAATGACGCAAACAATCCCATCCACCCTTTTTATTTGTATAAGCAAATAATGATTCTTGATAATGCTCATTATATTCTTTTTCTTCATCTGCTCCAAAACGATAAGTTAAATTTTCTCCTGGTAATATATCAGAAATAATAATATGTTTTTTATCTTTTATACTATAAAAATCAACTATATTTTCATCTGGAATACAATACGATAATGGGTGTACTATCAAATTATCCATATATAATTTGTATAAATTTACATTTAAATTAATACAAATCTTTAATAATTTATTAAGATAAAACTAAATAGAATTTTTGGTAATTTTTATATATAAACAGGAATATTATCAATATTAATTACATCTGGTGAAACATCTCCCTTAAATTTTGAATAAGCATTAAATTCTGGTCTCTCTAATTGTGCTTGAGGTGTATGATTATGAACACATCTTGCTATCATTTTATATAATTTAAAATCAGGATATCTATCAGTGCCATTATTTTTATATAACATATTAATTCCTTTATCATCCAAACACCATTCTACAATAAGTCGTTTTATTGGGTCATCACATTTACTCAAGTCTTTAACTTCTTCAATATCGTCAACTAAGTAATCAAATATAGAACACGCCAAACGACATAAATCAAAACTATAGTTTGGTTCTAATCTAGGTTTTTTGTCATTTAAATATGGCTCTGTATTATATTGTGTTGCGGCATCTCCGCCTATTTGAAAACTATCGCTACAAAATATCTTACCATTAAATTTATAAATACTTCTACCAAAATCAATAATTTTAAATAATCTACCAAAAGTAGGAACTTTATAATATTTCTTTTTATAACAATAATAAATAAATTTTTTATTTGTTTGAATATACATAACATTATTTGTATGTAAATCATTATGTGTAAAATTAAACGCTTGTTGATATGTAATTAAAATCATAATTATTTGCATAAATGCTGAATGCCATTCTTCTTTTGTTAAGTCGTTATTTAAAATTAAATCATCAAATGTATTTTCACAATTTTCCATACAAATTACTTGAACTGGAAACTTTGGAATGGTAACATTAATAGTTTCTTCTTCCTCATCCTCGTCATCTTCATCATCGTCGTCATCGTCATTCTCGTCATCTTCATCATCTTCATCATCTTCATTTTGCTCATACTCGTCATCTAGTTCATCCTCATCATTTTTGTCATTGTCATCTTTATTAATATTTTCATTATCAAATTGGTTATTCATTTCATCATCTTCTAAATCATTATCTTCTATTGAAGTGTGGGATGATCTAGATGAACATGTAGAACTGGATCTTAACGTCACTGTTTTATCATCATTGTTTAAAATATTATCAGAAACAATATTTTCTAAATCAACTAGTACATTATTTGATGATCCATTTGCGTTTTCTTCAAAAATATTTTCGAATATTTCATTATCAAAAGATTTAATAGATAACATAGATTTAGCACTTATATCGTGTTGAATATTTATTGGTTTAAGCTTTTGAACTTCATTTTGAAATAAATGATCATAATTGTCAATTTTAAATAAACTATTTTTATTTTTATTAAAAAAGTCCGAATTATTTAAATAATCAATGTCATCAAATACATTTAATGTAAAATTATTTTTAATACCTAAAAATGATCCATAATAATCTACACCATGAATAAAATTATGTTTTTCTAATAATTTACTTGTTAAAAATATAAATAATCCATCTACATAAGCAGCATTATTAGTGTCCAAAAATTTTGGATGGGAATTATTATTCATTGTTTCAATTTTTGGTAAATTAAATAAATTAGGATCCAATATATTATATTTACCTATCAAATATTTGTATGGATCTAATAATGGTGCTAATTTAAAAAATACATCTTTGTGTTTAACTTTATCATTTTCAGAATTTTTTAATTTACAATTGTATATTTTTATATAGTCATTATTTTCAGATGTATCATTTACAAAATTTATACACCATGGATGGTTTAAATTAATATTATTATAATTTGTTTCATTTAATGAAAAAAATTTTGTATAAATTGGAATATAATTTTGTAAATCTGATAGAAAAAGACCATTAGGGTTTTCTAAACATTTAAAAAGATCTACATTTTTTCTTTTTTGATAATTAACATTTATCATTCCTTTAGCTAAATAATATATTAATTCTACAAACTTTTAACTTATTAATTGTTTAATTATTAATATACTAATTTGTAATTAAGTTTGCGTAAAAAAGAATAAAAAATAATTTCTAAAATTAGTAAAATGACATTAGAATTAAAAAAATTTGATATGAAATCAATTAGTTTTAAACCAAATGAAAATAAAGGCCCTGTAGTTGTATTAATTGGTAAGCGTGATACTGGTAAATCATTTTTGGTGCGTGATTTACTTTATTATCAACAAGAAATACCAATTGGTACTGTTATATCAGGAACAGAAGAAGGTAACGGTTTTTATGGAAAAATGGTTCCAAAATTATTTATTCATAATGAATACAATACAGCTATCATTGAAAATATTTTAAAAAGACAAAGAACTGTTTTAAAACAGGTCAAGGTTGAAATGGAAACATATAAACGCAGTAATATTGATCCACGAGCATTTGTTATTTTAGATGATTGTTTATACGATAACACGTGGGCGCGCGATAAAATGATGCGACTTTTATTCATGAATGGAAGACATTGGAAGATAATGTTGGTCATAACAATGCAATATCCACTTGGAATTCCGCCAACACTCAGAACCAATATAGATTATGTTTTTATTTTGAGAGAAAATTATATTGCTAATAGAAAACGTATTTATGAAAATTATGCTGGTATGTTTCCAACATTTGAAAGCTTTTGTCAGGTTATGGACCAGTGTACTGAAAATTATGAGTGCTTAGTAATTAATAATAACTCCAAATCCAATAAACTACATGATCAGGTATTTTGGTATAAAGCTGATAACCATGGTGATTTCAGATTAGGATCAAAAGAATTCTGGGAATTATCTAAAAATATGAAAGATGAAGATGATGATGAGCCATATGATCCAAATAAAATGAAAAAACGAGGAGCTGGACCTAAAATTAGTGTTAAAAAGGCAAACAAATGGTAAAACTATATATAAAAATTAAACAAAAATATTTACATATAGTTAGCAATCTGGATAGTCTTGAAATTCTTCTGTATTATCACTATAAGAAGGACGTTGTTTTCCTAATCTAGTTTTAAAATAATACCAATTATCATTTGGTTGATATTGCTTCCATATTTGATCACAAGCATATAACCAATGAGCATGTGTTTCTTCTAATAATGGTAAAACCGTCTCGTATAAGTTAATTAATTTATCATAATAATGATTATTTACAATATAACCCGATGCGGTTTGAGCTTCAATAATTTTATCTACTATATTATTTTGAAGTTCTTGAGAGTTTTTAATATTATATGATATCATACAAACATCCCAGTCTAAATTTAGAGAGAAAAATCCAGATAAATTTTTTTCAAATTCTTCTTTTGAAACTAAACTAGTAAAGTCATCTTCTAAAATTAAAATATTTTTATAATTTCTCTCTTTTGCTAGTTTTAATACAGAAAGGTGCGATTTAAAACAACCAAGTGTACCAAAATTTGGTGTATCATAAGCTTCAAACCTTTCATATTCTAAACCAAAATTATTTAATTCTTCTTCAATTTCATTTCTCCTATCTGTTCTTCGATTTAAATTAATATAAATTATTTTATCTATATTATGTGACATTTATTATAAATATTTAATTAGTTTTTAAATATTTATTACGCTTAATTTTTATTAGATTATGTTATATTTTATTTTATTTATATTTATTTAGCTCCACCTTGAGCAAATGGTCCGCTAACTAACTGACTTTGACCATTATCTGTCTTACCAACAACAATATTCTCTCCTTCAAACAACTCACTACAAATATCAGCAGTAGAAATATTTTCTTGATCCTTCAAAGCAAATTCTTGTGTATTGGCATTATTTATACCAATAAGGTTACCATCATCATCAACAGTTTGAGTTAAAACATTGCCGGATTTTTCAGCGTTCTTAATATTTTCCTCAATAGCTTTCTTCTTGGTTTCCTTGACACGTTGTTCAAAAGCAGTTTTTGCGTTACCTTCATTCTTTTGTTTTTCACTCATCAATTGATTTAGCTCCTCCTCCATATATTCTACACGACCTGTCTTATAAGCTTCTGGATCCCACGGCATCCACATACCAACAGGACCAACAAAAATATCATGCTTATCATCAATTTCTCTCAGCATTTTACATCTTAGTTCCGCTTCCTCTTGACTAGGATAAGATCCGCGAATTTTAATACCTCTTGTGCTTGTTTGAAAATTATTTGTTAAATTAAACTGCTTTTCAAGTTCTGCTTCATTATTATCCAAGAAAGTTTTATACTCATCTTCTAGAGCGGTTCCAGTTAGATTACCTTTCTCTTCCTTTACAAAATCTTTAAAATCATTTGAAACATCGTCAAATGAAACATTGTATTTAAAAGAAAGAAAATTTAGGAATTGGATAAATTTTTCCATAGATTTATTAAAGTCCCATTTCTTTAGGAACTCCTCAAAAAAGAATAATTCCTTTTTCTTTAAAATAGTTTCAGGAGAACAAAAAGAAACACACACAAATTTTTGTCCAGCAATTGGTTTATCTTCCTCTAATAAATCAACATATTTAGGATTAGGTTTTCCATTAATTTCTTTTCTCTCAAAACTTTGTTTCTTAGAATTCTTATCTTTAGAACGATCCATTTTAATTAATTTAATTATTTAATTTTAAGTATTTTATCGCAATATATAATTTTTTTCTTATTATTTAATATAATGAACGGACTTGTCAATGTTAGTGAACTCGTTAAGAGAATAATTAAGTACCTTGTTGAAGGTTTAATGGTCGCTATTGCTGCTTACGCAATTCCTAAACGTTCCTTGAATATTGAGGAAATTGTTTTGATTGCCTTAACTGCTGCTGCTACATTTAGCATTCTTGATACATATGTTCCTTCTATTGGAGCAACTGCCAGATCTGGAGCTGGTTTCGGTATTGGAGCTAACTTAGTCCACTTCCCTGGAGGTTTTTAAATAACCAATAATATAATATAAAATCAATTTACTAGTATAATATATTTAAAATCTAAATATAAATATATTATGTCTACACGTAAAAAATATAGCACACATAAAAAAAATAAATACACAAAAAAAAATAAAAATAACAAAAGAAGAACACATAAAAATAGAAAAGTTCATAGAAAAAACCTTAAAGGAGGAATGTGTTTTGGAAATGGTGTGGGTGCTAATACTAACGACCCAAATTTTTCTATTTATAACACAAATTTAACAAAATTATTTCCATATAAACCAACCAATTAGATAAACCATTATAACGCAATTAAATAAAATAATTTAATCATTAATCAAGTCATTAAATTATTATAAATAATTAAATAGTCGGTATAAATTCCCAATCTAAATCAAGACAAATTTTTTTCCATATTTCATCTTGCTCCATTCTTTTTTCAGGATCTTTTAACATTGGAAAAAATGCCAAATATTGTTCTTCGCCTAAAAGTTCGCATAATTTATAAGCAGTATAATAATAATTTAAAAAATTAACACGATCATCTGGACAAAATTTAGAATACGGTGATTGAAGTTCAACAAATAAATTACATAGAGTTTCTTCCAATTCTGGAGACATAATAGGTGGTTTAATACCTAGCTTATCTTTTATAAATGGTATATGCTCATAATATTTATTATAACCTAGTTTTTTTAGAATTTCTTTTGTTTTTGCATTTGTAATTTGAGGTAATTCAATTCTCTCTTTTTTAATTTGAAGTTTAATATTTTCAATAACATCTAAAGGTATTTGAGTAGTTTCTTTCCCTTGAAATTGTGCTAATATTTCTTTAAAATGATTTATTCTTTTATAAGCATAAAAACATACTTCTTTTGGTGGTTCTTTATAGGAAGGTTTTTCATTTTCAATTAAATAAGGAACTACTCTAGAACAAGCTGTACATACTAATATACCTTCATCATCTAAAGGAATTAATTCACCTTTATTACAAATATGACATATATCTGTTTGATATACAAAAGAATTTACGTCCAAAAACCCGTCATCAATATTACTTAAATAATTTTTAACAATATTACTATTTTCTCTCTGAGCAATTTTAAAATTTTCATTTTCTGGTTTAATTTTAAAAAAAGTATTGACTAATTTAGTTTTATTAGAATTTACTTGAACTTTATTTCCATCAGATATATTTTTCTTATTTTCAAAATAATCAAATATAAATTTTGAATTATCAAGAAAATAATCCTTTTTTCTAGATTTAATTTCTTTAATTTGCTCAGAAATTTCATTAATTTTATCTTCAATTTCGAGTTGCTGTTCGATTGTTAGATCCTCCAAAAGTTTTTGTTTGAGTTGTTGTCTCTCTAATTTTAAATTAGGTATTCGATCATTCTCATCTTTAGAAAATTCATTTAAAAACTCTTTATGCTTTGTATCCAGTGTAATTGCCGACTGTTTATTATACTTAATTTTTTTATTAGTTTTTGGTTTAAAGGACGGCATTCTTTTAATATAAAACGATTTATTTATTTAATTAAAAATTATCACAAATAATATTTTAATTATTATTCAAATACTATAAAATACAATTTGTATTTGAATAGTAAATAGTAAAGCACCAATTACATAATAAAACAAGTTAAAACAAATGAATACTTTTCTTTTTTTAAAGTAATATGGATATTCAATTGACTTTAGCTTCTTTAAAAGATTTAGAAAACGAAAATATTAAAGTTGACGCAATTAAATTTCAAAAAATGTTAATTTTATATAATTCTATAGAGCATGGTTGGAGTGTTAAAAAGAAAAATGAGTCGTATGTGTTCAGTAAAAATCACGAAAATAAAAAAGAAGTGCTAGAAGACACATATTTACTTAAATTTATGAAGACTAATTTAGATCTAAATAAAGTAATTTCTTAAATAATTTTTGCTGTGTAACTAATAATTTTTTAATTCAATTAAATTAAATTAATTAAATTAAATTTCAAAAAATTTTTTTCTTTAGCATAATTATAAAATGGGAGGTGGATTAATGCAGCTTGTTGCCTATGGCGCCCAGGATGTTTACCTTACTGGTAACCCGCAAATTACTTTTTGGAAAGTTACTTACCGCAGATACACAAACTTTGCTATTGAGTCTATTGAACAGACTTTCAACGGACAAGCCGATTTCGGTCGTCGTGTTCAGTGCGTGATCTCCAGAAATGGTGATCTTGCTTACCGCACATATCTTCAGGTTACTCTTCCTGAGATTAACCAACTTATGGGTCTTGGAAACTACCAAACTGGCCAAAACACCGGTGTTTATGCCCGTTGGCTCGATTACCCTGGAGAGCAACTTATTGCCCAGGTTGAGGTCGAGATCGGTGGTCAAAGAATTGACCGTCAATATGGTGACTGGATGCACATCTGGAACCAGCTTACCATGACCTCTGAACAACAAAGAGGTTACTTCAAGATGATTGGTAACACCACTCAACTTACCTTCATCACTGATCCTTCTTTCTCTGATGTTGAGTCTCCTTGTGACTCCTTGGCTCCTCGTCAAGTGTGTGCTCCTCGTAATGCTCTTCCTGAGACTACCCTTTATGTTCCTCTTCAATTCTGGTTCAACACCAACCCTGGTCTTGCTCTTCCTTTGATTGCTCTTCAATACCACGAGGTCAAGATTAACCTTGATATTCGTCCTATTGATGAGTGTCTCTGGGCTGTTACTACCCTTAACTGCAACAGCAACCCTTACTCTGGTGCTGCTGGTCAATACACTGTTGGACGCCCTGTCCCTGCCACCATTGCCTACAACCAGTCTTTGGTCGCTGCTTCCCTCTACGTCGACTATGTGTTCCTTGACACTGACGAGCGCCGCAGAATGGCACAGAACCCTCACGAGTACCTCATCACTCAGCTCCAGTTCACTGGTGACGAGTCCGTCGGTTCTTCCAGTAACAAGATCAAGCTTAACTTCAACCACCCTGTTAAGGAGCTCATCTGGGTTGTCCAGCCTGATCAGAACGTTGACTACTGCTCATCTTTGACCTGTGATGCTCTTCTCTTCAAGGTTCTTGGTGCTCAGCCTTTCAACTACACTGATGCCATTGATGCTCTTCCTAACGCTGTCCACGCCTTCGGAGGTCCTGCCTCTGTTGCTGCTGACTCTCGTGCCTTCATTGACGCTCAAGGTCTTTTCCAAGATGCTGGTGCTCTTGATTACCAACCAACTGCTGATCAATTGTTCGGTGCTAGCTTCACTGGATACTGGCACGGTCCTTCCAACCCTTACAATGAGGCTAACCTCGGTGGACCTCAGGTTCCCCTCAACCCTGCTACCCCTGCCGATATTGCTGCTCTTGCTGCTGCCAGCGGTGGATCTCACCTCGATAACTCTGGTGTCTCTGATGCCGGAACATTCGTACTTACCGAGACCTCTTTGGACATGCACTGTTGGGGACAGAACCCTGTCGTCACCGCTAAGCTCCAGCTTAACGGCCAAGACCGCTTCTCTGAGCGTGAAGGTTCTTACTTCTCTTGGGTCCAGCCTTACCAGGCCCACACCAGAAACCCTGATGAGGGTATCAACGTGTACTCCTTCGCCCTTCGCCCTGAGGAGCACCAACCATCTGGAACCTGCAACTTCTCCAGAATTGATAACGCCACCCTTCAGCTTGTTCTCTCCAACGCCACTGTTGAGGGTACCAAGACTGCCAAGGTGCGTGTCTATGCTACCAACTACAACGTCCTTCGTATCATGAGTGGTATGGGTGGTCTTGCTTACTCCAATTAAGCAGTTGGTTTACGAGTATATCGTATTATTCTTTTTTATTTAATTTAATAATTAATAAAATCATTTAATTATTAAAGCAAACATAAAAAAATTTCTAAAATTTTATTATTATTTATGCTATAAATATATTTTTATAATTTATTTATGCTTCTACTACCTCAGCTTTCTCATCTACTTCTGGAACCTCAACATATTCATTTTCTCTCCAAACAACATTCTTACTATTAAACAATCTATTCATATTTATAATTTCGGGCTTCTCTGTCTCAGAAGTAAACAACTTTGAAATCTGTTCATCATCACGAAATCGAACTGTATAAGTCTGTTGAATATTATTTCTACCAATTCGCCCCATAGCTTGGATAATCTTTTCTTGCGTCAAATTTAAATCTTTACTTAGAAATCCATGACAGAATTGATAATTGGTTCCATAAATATAATCACTAGAAGCAATAATCATATACAACTTTTGTTCATCTGCCAACTTTTTCATGATTTCCGTATACGCAATATTCTCGTGATTAATAAATACTCCAATACCCATCATAAGCAAAACTTTCCAAGAATTTTCAATACCGTTTAATGCCATAATATCGCAAACAGTTTGCTCATCAATATTACTAGTAAACGCATCTTTGCTATCAATATCTTTTGTCCATTTTTCTAGATGTAATTTATTATTGGGTATAAATGTATCATTTAGTGTAGCCGATTTAATCATTGTACGCAGTGAAGTTATTTCTTGAGTTAATCTATTTAACTTTCCATGACTTTCCATTTCCTCAGGAGTATCACGCGATGCCTTTTTAGTATCTTTATTACCTTTATTTCTACCTGAAATTGTGCTACCATTGTGAAAAGTAGATACACTATTTTTAGCCTGCTGCTCATTTTGTTCTTTAATTAATTCGCTTTCTGACTCCAATACAGATAATCGCTCATTAATCGCATTATTATATTCAATTTTCTTGGATAAATCTTCCATTACAATCGCAGGAATATTTGCTTGCTGGATACAAAACTTGGCAATTTTTTCAACATCATCCGAAATAAATATTGTCGGGCCATCTGTTAATGTATACGCATCCTTTGTGCTTACATAAACACCTGAAGTTCCCTTTGGCTCTTCGGTTCTAATAGAAGTAATTTGTTCACTTGCTAATCTAATCAGTGGTGCTCCAGACAAAGGATTTGGTTTAACACTTTCCACTGTTACTCCTGGACCAATACTCTTTACCTTTGTAATTCTATTGCCCTTTGTATCTACTTTATTATTTTCTAATATGCGAGGTTTTCTCATAATTTTAAAATATTCAAATATTTCACTCCATTTTTCTGGTAAAATATTTTTAAGAAGCGTTAAATAATATACTTTTATATTTTTCATGTTAATATCGTCAAGGGTTTCAAAATGCCTATCCAAATTAGTTCTAGCTGTACAATACTTATTAAAATAAACATAGTGAATAAATTCTACAACTTCTTTTAAATCAAAATAGCGCATGAGTGTCAAATATTCACTACAATGTTTTGCTACCTTTAAAATATCAGAATAATTTTCATTTAAATAATGAGGCAACACTACAAATCCATCTTTATTAACAATTGGAATAGATTTTTTACAGTCATGACTAACAATATTACAAACTTCTGCGCCAGGAAATTTAATCAAGAAATCCGGAATTGTTTCAGTGAGTTCATTTTGTTTTGGTAATGTAGCAGACGATAGAACTATATTTGGTATTTGGTTTTCCTGCCAATTTTTTCTAATTGTTTTATGGATGTCATGATTATCATAATCAAGCGTTATAGTTGGCTCATCCCAATACATAATAATATCTTCAGCAGGAAAGAACGCAAGCATATAATACATTGCTGGCAAATAAGATCGAATGTCGCAAATCATGATCTCAACATTGTCACCAACACTATTATCCACTTTTCCAATTCCACCAGTGCGTTTATTTCTAGTAAATACTTTTGCGGCGAAATAATGAAGACGAATATCATCCGCACTAGAACAACCAAAAGCAAAAGCAATCTTCTTTTTAACGGAAATTGCTGCTTTTGCCAAAGCTAGTCCTACGTGTCTAGCAGCACAGACAAATATAATTTTTTTCCCTTCAGATAATGCGATTGGCGTAAGAGTTTTTCCAGTTCCAGTAGGCGCCATATATAAAACCAATTTAGGTCTTATACTTTTACAAACTGTGAAAATCTCCTTCTGATGCTCATAGAGTGTTAAATCACCATATTTTAATAGACTTTCATTTTTCTCAATAATTTCTACCGCATATTGAATAATATGTTCGAAGTTTATTCTGTCTTCAAATAAATGTAGAACGCGATTAGTCAATTCAACAATATGTCTATTTAGACGCAAGATATTATTTTTTATTAGCTTATAGAGCGTATAATAATGTAGATGTATCATTTTTTTATCAGATTTTTCTAGGCCACGCAAAAGTGCTTCAATATGATCTAGTAGAATAAATTCATAAATATTATTTTTTTTTAAAGTATTCTCATCAAATCTTTCTAATCGAATTTTATCAGCCGAATTAACTTTAGCATTGCTGTCCATTTTTATAGGTTCATAAGTGTCATTAAAAGTTTTTAAAGCCTTCTCAATCTTACTAACTCTCTCCAATAAAAACCTGACAAATACATAATCTTCAATTTTTTCACTATATTCTATTTTCAAAAATGTAAAGATAGAATTGTGATTGTTTATCTTTACATTAACATCGTGATAACCCTTAATAATCATTTGTAATACATCCATTTCATCTTGAGAAACGGATATTTCAATAGAGTCCCATTCTGATTTCTTAAGCTTTCTTTGCTGTAAATCCATTGTTTTGATAATGTGTAGTATTATCTTTATATAAATTTTCTTAATCAATTTTTTTATTTATTTAATTATAAAAAAAATGAAACTAAAAAATATACATAAAAGAAAAGCACACTATTATATAATGGCAAGTTTAAATTACGAAATTATTTCTATTGAAGGAAATATTGGGTCTGGAAAATCCACACTTATGAAATATCTAAATGAACATTTTAAAAATAATGGTCATGTCATATTTTTAAAAGAACCAGTAGATGAATGGGAAAAAATTAAAGATAATAATGGGAAGACAATTTTAGAAAAATTTTATGAAGATCAAGAAAAATATTCATTTCCATTTCAAATGATGGCTTATATTTCTAGGTTAAATGTTTTACGTGAAGCATTAAAAAGTATAGATCCATTATCAGATAAAAAATATTTTATTATTACTGAACGAAGCCTCTATACAGATAAACTTGTTTTTGCCAAAATGTTATATGAGACAGGAAAAATGGAAGATGTAAATTATCAAATTTATTCAACTTGGTTTCAAACATTTTTGGAAGAATTTCCAGTTCACAGAGTTATTTATATAAAGACATTACCTGAAATATGTCATCAAAGAATTTCCAATAGATCTAGAGAAGGGGAAGAAAACATACCATTAGACTATTTAACTAGTTGTTATAAATATCATGAAGATATGATGGTATTCTTTTCAAATAATATTGTAGATTCAGATAAACAACTTATTTTAGATGGAAATGTAGATATTAATCAAAATACACATCAGATTGAAGATTGGATTTTAATGGTTAACTGGTTTATACGTATAAATAATATTTATGATGATGTGCCACAGTTGATATCAGATAGTGATAGTGATACATATAGTGATATGCCAGATCTAATATCAGATAGTGACAGTGATACTGATAGTGATATGCCTGGGTTGATACCAGTTAGTGAGATTTATACCGATAGTGATATGTTTGAGGTCTTAAGTGATGTTGATTAAACTTTTGTAATAATATAATAATTCAAAAATAATAAAATAAATTTATATATAAATGAGTATAGACTATAATAATGATAATACAATTATTTTTTCTATTGCTAGAATGAACCCACCAACCCCAGGTCATATGTTTCTTATTGAAACATTAATTAGGGAAGCAATAGATAAAAATGTAAATGATGTATATGTAATTCTCTCCAAAACAAATGACAATCAAGATGATCCTATACCATGTCCTGAAAAAATAAATGTTTTAAGTAATGACACATTAAAATCTATGATCCATTCCTTAAAACAAAAAATGATTATTGAAGCAGGTGAAAATATAGAATTAATAAGAAAAATAGAGAGAATAAATGTCAATACTATTTGTGTTCCTGAAGATACATCAGCAAAAATATTTACTCCTTTAATACAAATTGTTGGAGCTAAAAATGAAATTCCTAATGTAAATTTAATTTTAATTATTGGTGATGACAGGAAAAATATGGCTGACTCTATTACAGACTTTTTCTTTAAATGGCCAAATATTTTTTCTATTGATGCGCGAATTTTACCAAGAGAAGAAATGGACGAATTTAAAGCTTTATCAGAAAATCCTGCTGAATTAGATAGATTAGTTATTGCTGATGTTCCTATAAATGCTATGTCGGCTTCATTTGTTAGAAATATTGTTAGAAACACAAGACGAGATAAATTTGCTGAATTATATGAACCTTGGTTAGCTGAAGAATTAATTTATGGTTTATATGTAAGAATACAAAAAGGTATAGATACATTACCACCTGATACAAAAAAAGATCCACGTGAAAAACCTTTAAAATATAGGTATCCTATGATAAAAGGTATATCAGAATTTCCTCTTAAAAAGAAAGGAGGTAAAACTAGACGAAATCGCAGTACAAAATCAAAAATTTATAGAAAAAGAAGAACTTATAAAAAGAAAAATATAAAAAAATATTATAAATTAAAATAAAATAAAAATAATATACAATTAAATTATATATTATTTATGTCAGAAGAAGAAGAAGTAAATGACGAAAAAATTATTGAGTGTCCTCACTGCCATAAATATATTATTATGATTAAATTAAATTGTGGTATTTTTAGACATGGAATTTTTAAAATAGATTATAAACAAATTGATCCACATTGCTCGAAAGAACAATGTGATAACTATATAGAAAATAATTTAATATTTGGTTGTGGTAAACCATTTCGAGTAATTATGGATGGTACAGAATATAAAACAGAAATTTGTGATTATATTTAAAATTGAGATGCTTTTATTAAATATAATTTATAACACACTTACTTAAACTGTTACAATAATGACATCTAGAACTAATATATATCATAATCTTTTTGTAGATGATGATTGTGAAATAGAAGACAGAGAGAAGGAAATTAAAAAAGCCAAAAAAAAATTAAATGAGATAGAAAAATTAAAACAAAAATCATCCTTAAGTGATGAAGAAAATATTAAACTATCAAAGGAGCAATATTATCGCAACATAGTTGATCCAAAACCAATTATTCATAAGCCTTCTGTAAAAGAACAAGAAATTGCTGCCAAAAAAAAATTAAAAAAAGAAGCAGAAAAAGCTAGACTGGAAGCAGAAAGAAAAAGAGTAGAAGCAGAAAAAGCGAGACTAGAAGAAGAAAAGAGACAAACAAAAGCACAAAAAGCTAGGCTTGAAGCAGAAAGGGAAAAAGAAAGGAAACGAATGGAAGAAGAAAGGGAAACTAAGAGAGAAAAAGAAAGAGAAACTAAAAGAGAAGAAGAAAGAAAAAGAAAAGAAGAAGAAAAAACTCGCAGACTAAAATCTTTATATAAGGATGATTTAGGTAAAGAGTGGCAAACAACACTAATACAAAATGAGTATAATATAAATAAAACTTTTAGACTAATGTCATTAAAATATCACCCTGATAAAAATCCAGATAAAATGTTGTGGGCACAAGAAAAACAACAAGAATTAAATATATTAAAGGAAAATACAATTAAATATTTTAAATTATAAATTATATTTTACTGATAAATGATAAATTATAAATAATAAAATATAAATTTTTTATTTCAAAAAAAAATTGAGTTAAAAAAAGTTTTTTATAATAAAATTACACAATAAGTATATGAAAATCATGTCTACATCAGGAGCGCTATTTTATTTAATTAATTCATGCTTTCGCTATGTAAGGGAGACTAGCGAGTTTTATAAAATTGACGAGTCTCATGCTTTAAAACACAGTATGGAGGTCTATCGGTTTGCAAAAAATATTTATGATAGTGAAGTTAAGACAAATAAATTTTTAGAAACTCATCAAGACATTATTTACGCAGCAATTATAGGGCATGATATGTGTGATAGTAAATACATGGACGTAGATGAAGGTGTTTTAAGATATAAAGAATTCTTAGCAGATAAAATGTCAGCAAAAGACATTGATGTTGTAGAAAAAATAATTACAACAATGTCTTATTCAAAAGTTAAGGTGAAAGGGTTTCCAGAATTAGGCGAATATCAGTTAGCTTATCATATTGTTAGGGAGGCAGATTTATTGGCAGCATATGATATTGACCGATGTATTATGTATACAATTTATCGCGATAATATTGATTACACAAAGGCATTATCTCTAGCATTGGATTTATTTGATTATAGGGTATTTAAAATGCGGAGTGATCGACTATTTAAAACAAAATACTCAAAAAAATTATCCTTATCATTACACAAAAAGGCGCTTAAAGATGTTGCCAGTCTAAAGGAATTAGCTAATTAATCATAAAAATTTAAAATAGTAAATCAATAACAACAGGAAAATGATCTGAATTATATTTACCACAAAATTCTTTATAGCCATGATAAATAGAACTATTAATAATATTTTTTTTTATATAATCTGTAACCAAAATGTGGTCTATCATTGAAAAATCTTTATTAGTATTGGTGTTACAATTATTATCTGAATCATACCAGTCACTATATCTCTCATTTTGAATAATAGTTTCAGCAATATTAAATAATTCATATTTATTAGCAAACTCTCCACTTATACCTTTTAAAATATCTAAAACTTTTGATTTAGGTTTGTGACTATTCATATCTAATATTTCGCTGTCATAATCATTAAAATCACCTAACATGATTATTTCATAATTAGTATTTATATAATTCATAATTACTTCCTGTAAAACAGATGCTTGTCCTTCTCTCTGAGCACATCGTTCGGTATCAGTTGGAATAGCAATAAAATGCGCCGCAATTAAAGCAATTTTAACATTATTAATAATAAATTCAGTAATGTAATGTTTACTTACACCTGTAGTTCCACTTCCAGTATAACCACAACTGGAGCCAGGTATTGGATAACTATAACGATTTTCAGTTCTATAAAGATTTGTAATAGGATCTACACGTGTTAACATTCCAACATTTTGACCTGTAGCAGTGTCGGTTCCTTGTTTTAAATAAGGTGCATAAGATCCATCTAGATATTCTGATAATATATTAAGTTCATCGCATCCTTCTATCTCGCAAAAATTAATTAAATCTGGTTCCAATTCATTAACAACAGTAGCAACATAATCCATATGAGTTTGAGCCTCAGTTTGATTTACCCATGTACACCCACTTCCAGGACATTTTGCTTGACTATTATAATCAATAAAAAGCCATTCCACATTATATTGAACAATGCGAAATTTATTTTTATCTTTTCGTCTGTCTCCCAAAGAAGTTGGAACAATAGGACACTCAGTATCAGCAGAAATAATAAATAAATTATTTATAAAGAGAGAAAAAAGGATAAACAAAACTTTCATTCTTTATATTAGTTTACATAATATATTTAAAATTAATATAAAGAGTTTAAAATAATAAAACAATATATAATAAAATGTTACGACAATCAACGCTTAAATTTTTACCAAAAACTATGTCAATAAAACTCGTAAACCAACCTATGGATACTATGGGGTTTGATTATAAATTATTTTTTGATGGAGCAAGTAAAGGAAACCCTGGTTTAGCAGGCGCAGGTGCGGTTATTTATCATTGCGAAGAAGAAATTTGGCATGGCCATAAATTTATAGGAGAAAAAGCGACAAATAATCAGGCAGAATATAGTGGTCTCATTATTGGTCTGAATAAAGCTATTGAACTTAATATTAACTCATTATCAGTAAATGGGGATAGTCTTCTTGTTATAAATCAAATGACAGGAAAATACAAATGTCACTCAGAAAATTTGTTACCACTTTACAATACAGCAAAAGAATTATCCAAAAAATTTCAGTATATTCAGTTTCAACATGTTTATAGAAATTTTAATAAACGCGCAGACGAATTATCAAATATAGCTATTCAAAATTTTCAAGTGTAATAGATTATATGAATTATACATTTATTATTTATACATTACATCCATAAAAAGAGCTAATAACATTGGAAATTCCCATGTAGAAAACATATCTACATATGTTTTATTTTTAAATATTGTAATGTCAATTAAAAAATACAAACTCAATAACAATGCCCCTAAAAGGCAAAATTGGAAAATATACTTTAAAATAATAGGACCCATTAATATTATATAAATAAATAATATTAATTTATATAATTCATATTAATATTCTAAAAGTTGTATATTAAGCATTTTATTTGGTTTATATCGCAAAATATCTAATTCCTTTTTTGTAGTAGGAAAATCAGAACTGCCATATATATCTTGTAGCATTAACCATTCAAATAATCCACCAGGATATATATATACATTATAGAAACCAAGTGACGTAAGTTGATTATATTTTGTATATACTTTTTCATCATTACAATTCTTTCCATATATAATTATTTTTACATGTTTATTTCCTTTAAGAATTAGTTGATTTATAATTCCCTCTTCTTTATTTATATTTAATGTATTAGGTAATAAACAATCTTGTTCTTCTTGTGTAAGCGTATTGATAGTGATGTGAATTTCAGAATTTTTTATTACATATTGTATATCTTCATAATTTACTTTTCTTATAGATTGCGAATTTCCCATATTCAATTATCTAAATAAATATTTAAACTTTTATTTATCTATTTATCTATTTATTTATTTAATAATATAAAATTAGATAGATATAAAAATAAATAAAATTAAATAAATATAAATCAGAATATGTCAAAAGTTGCTATTATTTATACAGGTGAAACTAGAACTATTGAAACTACATTAGACCACTTTAAAAAGAATGTATTATTAAATAATAATTATCATGTTTTTGCTATAGTTCAATCTGATAATATTGAGCACCATAATCATATTATTATAGATGTTTTGGGTGAAAATTTAAAAACCCTTGAATGGTTTGATAAAAATACTCCAGAATGGATAACTTTGAGAGAAAATCAAATACAAAAAATGCCTATAACTGATAGGTGGAAAGATTATTTAAAAAATTCAGGATCAATGATTGAATATTATCAAATGTATTTAGCTTATCAATCACTAGAAAAATATGAAATAGAAAATAATATCAAATATGACTTTGTATTACGTTTTAGAACAGACACAGTTTTAAAAGATAGTATTGATTTCGATACTATTTTTGAGAAAACATATATCAAAAATATTTTATATAAAATAAAAGACCATTTAAATAGCGATACTATTATATCTGAAGAAATTTTAGATTTATTCATGAATTCATTTTATAGTGAAAATAGAATTTTTTATAAAAATACAGATAATCCAAAAATTATAGTTTCGGATTATTTTAATAAATTATTAGAAATAAGTGACGAAGATAAATTTATTAATGAGTTAATGAATTATTTAAAAAATGGTAATTATGTGATAAGTTTCAGAAAAAACGTGATTTATTTTTTAAGGCGTGATCTTATGAATTATATACATGTGCTAGGTATAACATATGGAGATTATCTTGATGATAAGAATTCATATTGGTTTGATGCTGAGTCACAATTAGAAAATATATGTGCTAGAAATAATATAGATAAATTCAATTCTACTACTGAATTAGAAGTAAATTCATTATATAATTATCAGCATTTAAATTATTTTAACGAAAATGGAGAATTAAAACAAGATAATTATTCATTTTTTATTAAACGATATTGATTTTTATTTTTAAATTAATGAAATTGTACTACAATTTCGACTTCCTCTTTCTTGATGCTTTTAGTAGCAGAAATAGATAACTCCTCGCGTTTTTTGCGTGTCTTTGAATTATCAGGTATAACTTCTTTTCTTTTGGAAGTGCTATTACGGCTATTCATATCCTTTTCAATTGCTTCATAATTTTCATCAATATAATCAATTACTTTATTTTCAATTGCCCATTTAAAAAAATTAAGCTGACCAATAGTGGTTTCGATACATGTTTCATTTTTATATGGAATACTTATTCTATCCCATCTACAAAAAGGATCAAAACGTTTCTTACTATATGCTTTCAATTTCAGCTTATAATCAGAATAAACTTTGAAACGGATTGTTTTATTTCCACTATCCACAATATTGTATAATGTCCAAAATTTTTTAGCATAATTTGTAGCAAACCAATCTACAATACGTAAGGAAATCTTAGATTCACCAGTAATTATTTTAAGCATTTTACTGAGATATTCTTCATTTTTATAAAATTCCATCAAGTTATTTAACAATAATTGATTTTGCGTAGTATAATTAGTAGCAATACTCATTATGTTAAACTCTTTAAAACATTTAAGTAGTTTATTATTAAAAATAATTTAGTAATTTATATTTTATTTTTTATTTATATTTTATAATTTATATTTTATAATTTATATTTTATAATTTATATTTTAAATAATTAATAACCTTACAATATATATATGTCAAATATTTTGTCATTAATATCTGGACCTTTAGATAAAAGTTCTTGTTCTTATTTTTTACTATTAACAATATTCTTTTTTGTTATTCTTGTTATAGCTATTTGTGCAAATATTTTTGTTATAATTAAAAATAGAAAATCACTTTCATTTAGTAATATAGCAGGAGGAATATATATGATATTTACTATTTTAATTGCTTATTTTGTAAATAGATTAATGTACACTGTGTGTAATAAATCTTTTGATAAATAATTATATTTCTTTTGATTTAACAAGACCTTGAGTTGTATTTTGAGGTTTTAGAAACTGATCTCGTATAGCTATATCATCTGCGTAACTACTTTCGCCTAAAAAAGGATTAAACCCAATTTGTTGAACTAATTCTCTATTAGCTATTTTAGTATCTAATTCTTCTCTCTTATTAGATACTTTAAATCCCATTCCATTTAAATTCTGATTTAAAATATCCCATGTATTTTCATCATGATGTAGTGCTGATGAATAAGCAGATGTTTCTACACCTTTACTAAATTCTTCATTTTCCATTTTTTCAACATGTTTTAATCGTCTAGATCTTTCATATGGTTCACTTTTTGTCCATTTCCAGCTCTTCATTTAATTATTAAATTAAACGAAAATAAAAATACAACAAAATCGCATAAATTATTTTTAATAATATTTAATTTTCTTTTTTAATAATATTTAATTGTTTTGTAAATAAAAAATTTTCATCAGTTCTTCTTCTTCGTTTTAAATTACATTCTAAGCATGCTAAGTGAAAATTATCAATATTATGACCAACATTATTATCAATTCTATCAACAGTCCATTGTTGTTTTTCTCTCGAAATATCATATAGGACTATCATTTCCTTCATACAATATCTACATTTTAATTCACATTCTATCATTTTTTGAATAATAGACTGAAATGTTAGAAATTTTTCTTCATCTAAATGTTTTTTAATAACATCTTGATGTTTATAACCATATATCTTTGAATTTATTTGCTGAACTACTATTTTTGTTACTTCATCAAAATAATTTAAATTATTATTTGAAATATCTAATACTAATTTCATTTGCTTATCATATTCAAAATATTCTTGAATAAAGGTCCATTTTTTAGAAATTTCTCTTTTTTTCATTTCTTTGGCTAATTTATTTTCAGATAACAATTTTTTTATATGATATCTATTATTTGTTCCATTTATGGTAATATTTTTACGCGTATCTTCATTATCAGACTTATCTGCCATATTTTATTAAATATAATTATATTTAAATATTAACTAATATAAAAATTATTTATAAAATATATATTTTGTAAAACTAAGTTAAACTTATAGTTATATATAACTATATAAATAGATCAATGGAAAATACAGAAGATGATAATACTATTGTGAATACTATAAACGAAGAATGTCAGGAGCTTAAAAATATAAAATATAAAACCATGTTATTAAATGGATCTCTTTTACATGAAACTAAATCTGCGAATGATTTATCAAATCTGGATAAATTTCTTGAAAATGAAAAAAATAATAACGTTAATGAACCATGGTGTAAATTAAATAAAACAATTAAAACTAAGAAAATTATTGAATTTATTGAAATTTATAAAAAAGATAAAGAATTAAATCAAGAAGAAGCTGAGAATTTAACTAAATTTTTAAAAGATTGTCTTGATAAGAAAAAATTATCACGTGTAAAAGATGTTATTTATGATAAAGTAAATGGCATTGTTAAAGAAATTCCTGCGTTAACATATACAAAAGCAAATAAACATTTTACACTTAAAAATATTGATAAAAGAATATCTACTTTAAAATCTCTAGCACCTAAAAAACTCCACGGAACTATTAGAAATAAAGTTGTTCATCCTGAGAATGATAATAATCATGAATCTGATGAAGAAACTGATAATTAATTTTATAATTTTATAATTATATAATATATGAAATTAGGATTTAATACAACAGGTAATTCACAGACAAATAATAGAACTACACAAGCTATTAGTTTAGGTAAATTACGTAACACGCCTGGTTCTATAAGTCGTAAATTTAAATTTTGTAATGCGCACTCTCCTGATTTAAATTATACATTTAATTGCGTTTTTAATAAAAATACAACTGACGAACAATATTTTAGTACTCATCACAGATTAACTGAATATATCCCCCCAAAAGATAATATACAAGTAGATGACACTATACTACCAGCAGAAGAAGTTGTGCCGCTAGATGAAAATATGCCAATGCTTAGATCTTTTGCTCCACAGGCAAATATTATTTCTAGTGGACCATTTTCGCCCACTCAAATTAAGAAAGCATACTCTATTACTAATGTTTCTCCATTAAATGGAACAAGAAAACCTATTATTACTATTATAACCGCATTTTACAACCCATATTTGGTAAATGATGTGGCAGCATTTGGAAGATATTTTGGTCTACCACCTTGTAATTTAAAGTTATACAATCTAGCAAGAACTAATACTTTTAACTCTGGATGGGCTATTGAAATTACTCTTGATGTTCAATGGGCTTATGCTATTAATCCAAATGCCGAAATTAGAGTTATTTTTGCTAATTCAAATAGCTGGACTGATATTTTTAATGCTATTAATTTTTCTAATAATAAAAATAATTTTTCACCTGCTGTAGATACAGATATATTGAGTATGTCATTTGGAACTACTGATAATGGAGGTTTATCTTCTTATAACAATTATTTTACTAATACAAATACATTATACGTTGCTTCCAGCGGAGATACTCCATCTGTTAGTTTTCCATCTTGTTGTACAAATGTATTATCTATTGGAGGGACATCATTAAGATTAAATTCAGATAATAGTAGAAACAGTGAAACGGTATGGTCATCATCTGGTGTTGGTTTTTCAAAATCATTTCCTAAACCATCTTATCAACCACCAATTAGTAATACAAGTTCTAGAATTACACCAGATATTAGTTGCGTAGCAGATCCTGGAACTGGCGCAATTGTAATTATTAATGGTAGGTTATATACTGTTGGTGGAACATCTTTGTCGGCACCTATATATGCGGGTATGCTTTCATTAGTTCAACAAACTAGATTAAACAGTAAAAAAATAACATATACATCTGTTTCAAATAAATCTAATTCTATTCAACCTATTTTATATAGTAATACAAATAAAACATGTTATTATGATATTGTTTCTGGATCAAGTGGTGGATATAGTGCCACAACAGGGTTTGATATTCCATCTGGACTAGGTGTATTTAATACAAGTAGTATTATTCAAAATTTAAGCTAATAAAACCTATACTTTTAATATAAATAAATAATTATATTAAAAACATTTAAAGTAGTATATATAGCAAATGAATGAAGAACTGGAAGAACTAGAAGACATACTTGATACGTTAATATTTGAAGATAAACCTTCTATATTTACAGAAGAGTATACTTTACAATTTATTGAAACAGCGTTACATCTTATGGATGAAATTATGACTTTAAATCCTCGCCTCATTTTTGAGAATAATTTATACGATATTTTATTAGAAGATATAACAGATATTTTTTATGTTCAATTAGAAGAGCAAATAGATGATTTATATGATGGAGATGATATTGAAGATACTATAAATGATTTATTGGAAGAAGCTTGTAGTATTTTTATTGCTTCCTTTTATCCAGATAAATATACTGAATTACTTCAAAAATTTTCAGAAATAGATGAAATGATACATGATATTGATATAATTTATAATAATGAAATTAATAATATGATTATTATTGAAGAAAAAATTAATCATTTAAGAAGTATTCCACAGCCTGTTCAAAGAACACCTGAATGGTATCAATTTCGATGGAATTTATTAACTGCTAGTAATGCTTGGAAAGCGTTCGAAACACAATCTGCTATAAACCAACTTATTTATGAAAAATGTCAACCTATTAAATCATTTAATGATGTTGGAGATATTGAAAATATTGAAGAAGTTAAAATGGTCAACATAAATACGCCATTTCATTGGGGACAAAAATATGAACCATTATCGGTTATGATTTATGAGCATATGTATAATTCAAAGGTTGAGGATTTTGGCTGTATTCAACATTCTTCTTATAAATTTATTGGCGCATCACCTGATGGTATTGTTGTTAAATCTAACACAGGACGTTATGGTAGAATGCTTGAAATCAAAAATCCAGTTTCACGAGAGATAACAGGAATACCAAAAAAAGAATATTGGGTTCAGATGCAACTTCAAATGGAAGTTTGTGATTTAGATGAATGTGATTTTTTAGAAACAAAATTTTTAGAATATCCCAATTATGAAAGTTATATAGATGATTCAGCAATAGCATATGATTTAAGTGGAAATGAATTTAAAAGTTATGTTACAACAAAAAATAATTCATATAAAGGAACTATTATTTATTTTCATACAAAAGACGGAGCTCCATATTATGTTTATCAACCATTAAATTTATACTTAGCTCAAGATATAAGCAACTGGGAGGAGGAAAATATTGAAAAATATCAATCAGATGCTTATAATTATACTTTTATAAAATTTATTTACTGGAAAGCAGAAAAAATTAGTTGTGTTCTAGTATCAAGAAACCGCGAATGGTTTAAAAATAATGTTGGACAATTAGAAAAAGTGTGGAAAATAATTGAAGAAGAACGTATTACAGGATATGAACATAGAGCACCAAATAAAAAACAAAAAGCTGAACCATCAAAATCTTATGTAAAAAATACATCTGAACAAGGTTGTTTTTTATTTAATAAAATAATTAAAATTGATACTTAGTAATTTATATATTAAATTTAATATAAAATATTAGATATATTTGTTCTATAAGGTAAGCTATCAATTAATTGTTCATTTGTTTTAAAATACCCAACGCGTGTTCCAGGACATGTAGGATTTAAGGGTGGTAATGGTTCAACATAATTACTACCAATATTCTTTTCATGATAAAGAGCTCCACACATACTGCCAGGAGTACATCTTCCTACATCAGGATTATTTGGAAAACGAATATTATTTGTTATTTGATCATATGAACCAACTTTAAACACAGGATAATGCCACCACATATCATAAGAAGTTTCATCTGAAATCTGATTTTTACCAATTGGCGGATAAGTCTCTTGAACTAATACACTTGTTTGTGATTCTGGGAAATTACCAAAAGCATTGTCTAAAGTATAATTTGAGAACCCTTCAAACATTTGTAGAGAGTTTGACATTTTAAAAAATAATGGTAAACCTATAGCTAATACTAAAATTAAAAATAAAAACAATATTTGGTTCATATATATAATATACTTTTTTATTTTATATTTTGATATACTTTTTTAAAAGTATAAAAAGTGTATTTTGCTATACTTTTTTTAAAAGTATAAAGTATATTTAAAAAATCAATATAAAATTATTCATATTATATATATAAATATGAATAGTTCAATAGAAATGCGTGTAACCAAACGTAATGGTGAATTACAAGATATTGCTTTTGATAAAATTTTGGAAAGAGTTAAAAAATTAGGACAAGAAGCAAATATTCAAATTAATTTTTCTTCTCTTGTAATGAAAGTTATTGATCAATTATATGATACAATACCAACTGGTAAAATTGATGAATTAGCCGCAGAACAATGCGCATCAATGTCTACAAATCATCCAGATTATGCTACTCTTGCTGGTCGAATTAGTGTATCTAATCATCAAAAGAATACGGATCCTCTTTTTACAAATGTAATTTCAAAATTATATGAATTTACTAATTCTAAAGGAGAAAATAAACCACTTATTTCACAAAAATTATTTGAATTTACGCAACAATATGCTAATGAAATTAATTCTATGATTGATCATAATAGAGATTATTTAGTTGATTATTTTGGATTTAAAACATTAGAACGTGCTTATCTTTTTAGGATAAATAATACTATTGTTGAAAGACCACAACACATGTGGATGCGTGTTTCTATTGGAATTCACGGAGATTTAACAAATCCTGAAGAAAGTCTCAGGCTTGTAAAAGAAACATATGATTTAATGTCGCAAAAATTCTTTACTCATGCTACACCTACTCTTTTTAATGCTGGAACTCCTCGACCACAATTGTCTAGTTGCTATTTAATAGCCATGGAAGATGATAGTATTGATGGTATTTATAATACACTCGGCGACTGCGCACAAATTTCTAAATATTCCGGTGGCATCGGTCTTCATATTCATAACATTCGCGCAAAAGGGTCGCATATTCAAGGAACAAATGGAAAAACAGATGGTCTTGTCCCAATGTTGCGGGTATTTAATAGCACAGCTCGTTATGTTAACCAAAGTGGTAAACGTAATGGATCTTTTGCCATTTATTTAGAACCTTGGCATCCTGACATTGAAGATTTTTTGGAGCTTAGAAAAAACCACGGCGATGAAGAATTGAAGGCGCGCGACCTATTTTATGCTCTTTGGATTTCTGATCTTTTTATGGAACGTGTTAAAGAAAATAAACCATGGTCGCTATTTTGTCCTCACGAATGTTCTGGATTAGATGATGTATACGGTGATAAGTTTAAATCACTCTATGAAAAATATGAAGCAGATGGACTAGCAAGAAAAGTTGTAAATGCTCGCGATTTATGGTTTAAAATATTGGATGCGCAAATGGAAACTGGCACACCATATATTTTGTTTAAGGACGCGTGTAACCAAAAATCAAATCAACAAAATATTGGCACCATTAAGAGTTCAAATTTATGTACTGAAATTATTGAATATTCAGATGAAAATGAAACAGCTGTATGTAATTTGGCTTCCATTGCTTTGCCTGCTTTTGTAGACCCAGTAACAAAACAATTTGATTATAATAAACTACATGAAGTAGCAAAAGTAGTCACCAATAATTTAAATAGAGTAATTGATATTAATTTTTATCCAACAGAAAAAACTAAAACTAGCAATTTTAGACATCGACCTATTGGAATTGGGGTTCAAGGTCTAGCAGATACTTTTATTTTAATGGATTTACCTTTCCATTCAGAAGAAGCAAAGGAAGTAAATAAATTTATTTTTGAAACCATTTATCATGGTGCTTTAGAAAAAAGTAACGAAATATCTTTTGAACGCGCAAAAATAATACAAGAATTATTAAAAGGTGACCGATTTAAATTACTAGAATTTGTAAATAAATTTGATTATACTGTATTACCCTCTTCAAAAAATATTAATCAAAATGAAAATCTACTTGGTACATATAGTTCATTTCTCGGTTCCCCGGCATCTCAAGGTATTCTTCAATTTGATATGTGGAATGTAGAACCAAGTGATCGTTATGATTGGGCTACTTTGAAACAATCTATTATCCAACATGGTCTACGTAATTCTCTTTTAATAGCACCAATGCCTACTGCTTCTACATCACAAATACTTGGTTATAATGAATGTTTTGAACCATTTACTAGTAATTTATATAGTAGAAGAACATTAGCTGGCGAATTTGTTGTAGTGAACAAGTATTTAATGCGTGAACTAATTGATCTTGGTTTATGGAATGAACAAATAAAAAATAATATTATTGCTAATAAAGGTTCCGTTCAACAGCTAACTGTCTTATCAGAGCATATTAGGAATAAATATAAGATTGTATGGGAAATGCCTATGAAGCATTTAATTGACATGTCTGCTGACCGAGGAGCATTTATTTGTCAAAGTCAAAGCCTTAATCTTTGGCTAGAAGATCCTACATATAATAGCTTAACGTCTATGCACTTTTATTCATGGAAAAAAGGTCTTAAAACTGGTATTTATTATTTGAGAAGAAAAGCTAAGCATCAAGCTCAGCAATTTACTATTGAACCTGAATTAAAGGAACAAGAAGATAATAAGGCAGATGAAATTTGTGATATGTGTTCTGCTTAAATGGTAAACACTGTAAACGAATATTTAAAATAATTGGAGTTCCTTAGTCATGTTATTAAATTTTGAAGATGTAAAAACTAAATCATTGTCAAATTTTAGTTTCATAAAACAACGTAGTGTTACCAAAATATCAATAAATGAATTATGTAAATTGTTTGGAATTGTTTTAAACAACTTTTGGTGTAATTCAGACAATTTTGGCCATTTAACATACTCCCTACCATATTTATCTAGTGCTTTTATATTACATAAATCAACACCTTCTTGAAGAGTACAATAAATATTTGTTAAATTTTGTAGAAAATGTAAATCAGATTTATAAGCATCAATATGCTGTTTTGGATATGCGCGACTATATATTATTCTAAGTAATTCGACCATAATCATATCTCTATCAAATGAAATATTATGCGCAACAATCAAATCTACTTCACGTAAATAATAAAAGAACTCTTTTAGAATAATTTCTATATGGTCACCTTTTTCTTGTGATATTTCATTGCTTATTCCATGAATTTTTATTGAATCTTCAGGTATAACTACACCTTCTTTTTGTTTAATAATATAATCTTTTGAAGAAACTATTTCATTTAATTCAGTATCAAAGATTATGTAACTAAACTGAACAATATGAGGCCATTTACCCAATGTTTGCTGATTTATTGTTTTAGTCTGGGGTAATCCAGTGGTTTCAGTATCAAAGATCAAAACTAGCATTTTAATTATATGTTGGTCTTGTTTTAAATAGTTTGCTGTAAGTATTTGTACTTTTGTTTTTATTATAAAAAAAGTTATCAATTTTTTTTTATGATGATTATTAAATATTTATATTCTAAACATAATTTTTACAAATTCCAAAGCTTCTACGATGCCAAATAGTAATACCGTGCTCTTTAATTCCATCCATATGACGTTTTGCGCCATATCCTTTATTTGAATCAATTCCATAATGTTCGGCTAATTCTGGGTTTTGTTCACATAACTCCTCTATATATCTATCACGTTCCACTTTAGCTAATATAGATGCTGCCGCAATAGACGCATACTTGTTATCACCACCTTCTATTGTCACATATGGTATTGCTTCTATTTTATTTGTTAGCTTATTTAAGAATGTAACTGGTTTAAAATAGTTTCCATCAATAAGTAAACTATATGAATAATCTTTTTGCTCTTCTTTTCCCTTTTCTTTTAAAATTTTATTATATTGTTTACGTATTTCTAAAATAGAATTGCCCATAGAAAGTTGTGTAGCTTGTAAAATATTTATTTCATCAATCTTTTTTTCATCTTCAAAACTGATATACCATGCTAATGCGTGATCTTTAACATATTGTGCGGCCTCTTGTATTTTCTTTTTTGATGTAAATTTTTTACTGTCTTTTACCATAGAACAATCAAATGATCCATCTTTAGGTAAAATAACAGCTGCGGTATAAACTCGTCCAAACAGTGGTCCTCGACCTACCTCATCTACTCCAATTTCGTATATATTTAGATCTTCATTATAGCAATTTTTTAATACTACTTTTGGTTTAACTATTCTTGGTTTTTTTGTTTTTTTTAAAATAGTTGGATCAGAAGGCAAAACATAAGTTTCTTCTTCGTCGGAATCAGAAATAATCTCAGCAAAATCACAGTCTTTCTTCATAATAAAATGTATTATATTTATATTTACATAATTTTAATTCAATTTTAATTGTATTATTTAAATATAATATAATTGTAAACTTTTTTCACTATATAAATTATACAATGAATACTGAAGCATTAATACTTTTTTTAATTTTACTATTAGGCTTAGTTTTATGTTCCTTTTTAGGAGGTAATTGTGGTACAGAAGGTTTCAATGGAGGAATGTCTGATAGAGCTAAAAATAGATTTAATGGAAACAGCAGTCAAAATGGTAATATCAATCAGAATACTAATGGATCATCTACAAGCTCTAATGTCAATTTTGATAATTATAATCACTACCAAGGTTCTTCTACTCAATTAGCAAGTGGTACCACCTATTATGGAGAGAATGGAGGTAGTGTTGTTGTCAATACAAATAGCGATGGCTCACAAAGTCTTCAAGTTGTGTTAGCTGGTGGTCAATCACCTATGACATTTACTTCTCAGCAACCCTCTACTACTGAAGGTTATACTACTTATTCTGGTGCCAATGGATCTGTAACTGTATTTTATGGACCTAATGGAGGAAGAGCAACTGTTGTAAATGGTAATAATGGACAAAAAGCAATCCGCGTTCAAACCTCTAACGGAACTTATATTTTTACTCAATCTGGAACCTATTATAATCCCAATGAAATTTCTAATACACAATATTACGGAAGCACTGGCAGTCAAATTCAGCAATATAACGGTGCTTATGGTGGAAGTGCTGGTGCCATAACTGGACCTTATGGTAATACCGCATATTATGCTCAAGGTCCATACGGTAATACAGTTGCTGGAACAACCAATAATAATTATAATCCTTACTACAATGGCGCAAGTGCTACTCAATATTACGGTCCTCATGGTGGCAGTGCTGGTGCGGTAACTGGTCCTAATGGAAACACTGCTTATTATGCTCAAGGACCAAATGGAAATACTGTTGCTGGTACAACATCTAATAATAATCAAAATTATTACGACACACTACCACCAGGTATTCCTGCTAGTCAAATTCCTAATGGACAGGAAGATTTATATATTCTTAAGTCGCAAGTTGTACCACCTGTATGTCCAGCTTGCCCTGTTCAAGCGGCATCTTGCCCAAGAGAGGAACCTTGCCCACCATGTGAGCCATGCGGTAGATGCCCTGAGCCAGCCTTTGAATGTAAAAAGGTGCCTAATTATAATGCTATAGATAATAATTATTTACCAGCTCCAGTATTGGCTGATTTTTCGACATTTGGTATGTAAAATAAAATTTAATTTTTATAAAATTATTTAATGATATAATAAATAATTTTATTTTGTATTATTTACACTGTTTTAGAATAATTTCTTTTTGATTTTTTATTTTTTTTTATAATTTTTTGTTTTCTTGATTTTTTATTTGTTTGTTTTTTATTGTTTTTTGTTTTATGTATTTTTTTAGATATTTTATGTTTTATAGATCTTAATTTTTTTCCTCCTTTACCTGGGGATGCTTTTCCTACTGATACTTCTTCTGGAGGTGCTTTTCTTGGTCTTAATTCTTGTTCTTTTTCATATAATTTACTTGTAACATTAAATATAAGGTCTGTTTTTTGCGAATCAATATATGGTATATTATTAGTATAAAGTAGAATTTGTTCTATAAAATTAAATAAATATTGAAAATAATTAGTAAATAATGGTAGTATTCCTGTTATGTCTTCTCTTCCTTCTAATTCTGATTGAATAATATTCATGCTCTTAGTTCTATAAGTTCTATGAGATTCTATAAATAATATTTTATAAGAAACTAGTTGTTCTTCTAGTATATCTGGATAAAATAAATATAATAAAAATAATAATCCATTTAATTCTACTTCTACTTTAATTCTAGTATCAGGGTTTGAAATTATTTTGTCATTATTTATTTTTTCAGTAAATTTTCCTTGAATATAGTTAAAAATAGCAGGTAAAATTTTTCTAGTATCTGTACTCGGTAATATTTCAATAAATAAGTCATCTATTTCATTAATAAGTTTAAATTCAACTGGTATTGCTTTAGTAGTACCTGCTAAAAAATTAATAATATCTTCAGTTGTGTAGTATGATAATATTATACTTTGTTTTACTTTGTCTTTAATGTCGTTATCAGTTATTTCAATTATGGAGGGTTCTTTTTCTATTACTTCAGCATCTGTTAATTCTGAGGTATCTTCTTCTGTTCCTATTTCTAATGTTATCGGTACCTTTTTTGAAACTTTTGCTTTTGATTTTGTTTTTGCTTTTGCTTTTGGCATTGCTGCTGCTGCTTTTGCTGCTGCTTCTGCTGCTTCTGCTGCTGCTGCTTTTACTTCTTCTTCTACTTCTTCTTCTGGATTATCTGTTGTAATGTCATATTCATTTTTAATTACATCTTTAATATTATTACAAAATACTATATAGAAAAATGAAATAAATTTATATGTATCATAAAATTCTTTATATTTTAGAATACCAAAGAAATTTCTTTCTATTTCTTCTAAATTATCTAAACTTATAGAGCTTAAATATTTATAAATATTTTCAGCTATTTCTATTTGTTTTTGAATATTTTTTTTAAAATTAGGGTCAACATCAACTTTCTTGTATAAATTTATACATTTTTTAAATCTATTTAAAATAAAATTATTATTGTTTTGCCAACTATAAAAATATTTTATATCATATCTTCTTAAGCCTCCTACTTGAAATGTAGTATTTACTGGAACATCCATTACTTCCGGAGTATCAAAATAGTATTCTATTCCATATAAACCTATATTATTAACTGTATTGTATTCATCAAATATTCTACTAAACATATTTTTTATGTTTATAGAATGTTCTATTGTTGTATTAGAATCTACTTTTTCTAATAATTCAATTAATATTTCATATGTGGTATTCAAATTAATTAAAAATGTTTTTATTTGTAATAAACCAATAGCAATAAAAAATGTATTATCATCTGTAATTTGTTCTACATTTAAATTATTATTACTTAATAATACATCATATTTTTCATGAACACTTTTAATTATTTTTAAATTATTTTGTAATACATATATTAAGTTATTTCTATATCCTTCTGTATAAGTTTGGGTATAATCTTCAGCAGGTGTTTCAATAGAACTTGTAATTTGAGGAGGTGCTTGTGGAGGTGCTTGTGGAGGTGCTTGTGGAGGTGCTTGTGCTACTTTAATATTTTCTAATGATACTAATTTTTCTGGTTGTTGTAACTCTATTAAACTTGTAGAACTATAAGGCTCTTTTGTTTTTAATCCAACAGATGATGTAAAAAGTGATTGTTCTGACTGAGGTTTACTATCAGTAACAGCGCCACCTCTGCTACCTTCTTTACCTACTTTTCTTGAAGTCAACATTCCTGGTTTTTTTTTTAATTGTGTAGTATTATCAGGTTTTTGTGCTCCTAATGCTTGAGATAGTGTTGATGATTTTGCTGCTTTTCCAGTTGATAGTCTAGATTTTTGTGCTCCTAATGCTTTAGATAATGCTGCTTTTTTTTCTCTAACTGTTACTGTTAAAAGTCTAGCTTTTTCCTTCTTTCCTGTTGAAGTATAGGTGTCCAACTCTTCTACTCTTGTTATACTTGCTGGTGATGTTGCTCTTGAAGCTGGTGATACGTCTCTTGATACTGGTGTTCTTTTTCTTGGTGTATTTATTATAAGTTCTATATCTACATCTGATGTTTTTTCTTTAAACCCTGTAACTTTAATAGATCTATTACTTGAAGTAGAACTCATACCTTGTGTTAAATCGTTTTGAAATTCATTTGTTAAATGAGGAAAATTATTAACACTATTTAAATATGGTGCCATATAAATAATAGGTTTTCTTCCTCCAGTAGACCATAATGTCGATAAACCATACATTTGTGCTGTATATAATGTATTTGTATCATTTGATAATTGCATACATTCCAAATATTTTGATTTATTCATAAATAAGCAATCTGTAGACCTGCTTTTATCACCAATATATTTATTTCTAATTATAAATACTCTTTCAAATGTTAAATTTCTGGTATAGTCTTTTCCATTAATAGGATACCTTTCTATATCAGGTTCAAAATATTCCCATAATTCTGGTGTATTATCATATAAATTTTGTGCTACTCTTAATATTGTATCAATAATTGGAACTTCATCTCCTAAAACAAAAGATAATAATTTATTTGTATTATCCTTATTTTCCATTTTAACTAAAAAATCTATTATTTCATGATCTCCTCTTTGGTTATTTATATCATTAATAAATTTTAATGTTTTTGTTAATTGAATTATCTTTGAATTTAAGGAAGCTACAGAAGGTCCAACTGATTCAATAAAATATGTAAACCATAATCTATCAGGCTTTTCAGGAATTTTTAATTTAAAAGCACTCATTCCATCACTATTAACAACTGTATTCATTAAAGCAAAATTTAATAATCTCTCTATAGTTGTTGGATAATTATTTACATCTAATAAATTAAGTCTTACTCTTTCAGTTTCAGGCAAAAAACGAATATCAATATATGTATAGTGTAATTCAACAAGAGAATTATTTTTAGAATTTAAAGTATTTGATAAAATTTTTTTAGTAAAAGTTAAACGAGCTATTATACCCATAAGTTCACCTCCGGTAATTTCACCAGTCCCATCAATTTTTTGTGGATTAAATACTACCATGTATACATCTATTTCTGGTGGATGATATTCTGGTGTTATTTGACCTCCTTGACCTGAACCATCAACGGGTCCAGATACAACAGTAAATTTATATGGATAATTTGTATTTTCTGTTCTATTAAATGCGTTACAATAATGATTGTCTGAAGGTACACTTGTAGTATCATTAACAAAACCAATTTGTTTTTCAAATTGTTCAGGTTGTCTCTCTTCTGCTCCTACTGCTCCTACTGCTGTTACTGTTCCTACTGCTGTTACTTTTTCTCTCAATGCTTGGTCTAATTTATCAGGAAAACTTACAGACCTAAATTGCGGATGAATTAAAGGTGTATATTTAGCAAAAAATGGTTGTATTAATTGTTTAAATACAAATTCTAAAACTAATGCTGACTTAGGTAAATTACTTATTTGATATTTAATACCTCTTACTGGGGTGACTGTGGGGCTTATTTTCGGAGGATTACCTTGTAGTAATAAATCTTCAAACCTAGTTTGTCGCTCTGGCATATTGGGGGCTGTTTTTACATTTGCATTTGTTAATCTATCTGTTATATCATTTAAATTGACCTCTTGAGCTGGAATTATTAGGTTTGATTCAAAAAATAATTTACCGCCATATTCTGCTGTAGTTATATAATTATTAGAAGAAGAGTGATTTCTAATTGTTAACTTATTTAGTGTTATTAAATAAACATGTCTTGGTTCATTAAAATCCCATATGCTATGCATACCCTGATTATAAATACTACCTCCAACAAATGGTAAAAATGTTACATTATTTATGTCAGCTCCAGTATTAAAATTCATAGTAATTCCAAAATCTCCAACATATTTAATTTGAATTATACAACCATATGATGAATTTAACTCTATATGATAAGTAATATTCATAGCATTTAATACAGCATTAATATTAATATCAGTTCCTCCTTCAATGGCTAATTCACGTTGACTTTTCAAAAAATTATAAGTATCAGCATTCATATACATGACACCAAAAATACCAATATCACCAGAAAAACTTGTATTTATTGCGAAATTACGATATTCATTTTTATAAGGATATGGTATTACTATTTCACCTGACTGATTTACATCAACTGCTAAATCATGAGCTAATTCTAGAATTGTTTTTCCTGGTATTTCTTGTATATATTTTCCTGTAGTATCTAATCTAACAGGAGTTTCAAGATCAACTTCAGAAAAAGTAATAGATGAAACATTTTCATCCTCATCATCAATTTCAGATTTACCAGCAGGAATTTCTTCATCTTCATCTTCTACTATTCCAGCAGCTCTTGGAGTTCTATAAACCATTGTAGCCGAATCTCCTTTTACGCCTGTCCAACTTGTATTGCCACGTTCACCTGCTACATGAAAATCATGTCCTTGATCCAAAAAAATAAATAACATTGTTTCTCTTATCATATCAGTTTTTTGTAAATATACAGGAGTTTGATTTAATATTTTTTCAGGCTCCAGAGGATCTTCAGGAGTTAATATATCAAAATTTTCATTGGACCCAATGATAAATGGAGGAGATAATTGTTTAGTTGTTACATATTTATAGTATGTTTGTAATCTATTTCCGTATTGTATTTCATTTATATCTACATTAGGATCAGTATCTTTATTTATAATTATTGCTTCTTTATCATTTTTAGTTTCATCTGAATTAAAACAAATATCACAACCAGTAATATCAAAATTCGCACATGGACCATGTGCATCTGTAAATAATTTACATGGATATTCTGTATTAAAATATTGTATTGGTTGTTCAGCAGCAGCCATCATATAATTATATTATATAAATATAATTATATTTTTTACTAAATTCAATCACGTGTCTTAATACATTTTTTATCCATTTGAAATGTAGCTCTTCTATCTTCTTGTGGAACAATATTTATAACACATTTTGATTTTTTTCCATATAATGGTTCTGTACATCCCTTTTCTTTCTTAGTAGTATTTTTCTTTATTTTTTTAGGTGTTGTAGTTTTCTTAAATGTAAATACTCTTGGTTTTTCTTCTGTACATCTGGATCTAAAATGTTCATAACGTTCTCTTACATCACAGTAAGTTAGATTTGATGTTTTCTTTAACATCTTATTTACCAATTCATGTAGTTCATATACATATCGTGAAAAAGTTTCTCTGCTAGCCATATCACACATTTGTATTGGTTTTTGTTTAAAATTATTTTTTAAATTGATACGACAGTATTTACATGGTAACACATATTGAAGATTTAAAATAAATTCTCTGTAATGTTTTTTATCTTCTGGTGTTGGTTTTACAGGGTAATTAAAGCTCATCATGTGTAGATAATGCCATATAGCTGGTCCCCAAGCAGTTGTAAGCATCCCATCGCCTGAATTATATTCTTTTTTTGTAAATATCCGTTTTTTTGTTTTATTATGTGTGTTTCTATTTTTACGCGTTTTTGTCATTATATATAGTTATATATTAAATAAAAAATAAAAATAAAAATTTAAAATAAAATATAGACTTGTTTTATATGGATACTGAACAATCATTTAATGTAAGTTTATTTACAGACGAAACTAAAAAAATATGTACTTGCTCTGCCTTGTCTATTATTATAATTGTATTATTTGTTATTAGTCCGCTAAGTAATTTTTTCAAAACTTCCATATTTATGAAAATAATATCCTTAATATTGCTTGGTTATACATTATATTTAAATAATAATCAAACTAATTTATTACGATCAGTCAACTCGTCTTCAAACTCATCTCAAGTAAATTCACAAGTAAATACAAATATTATATGTAGCTATGTATTTTCTCTCTTTATTGGATTATTAATTATTTTTATAATAAAAAGTTTCTTTTAGATATTTTTATTTGATTTAGTCGAAGATTTAGACAAAGGCTTTGCCAACGGTATAGATTTAGTCGAAGATTTAGCCAAAGGTTTTTTTAGATCCATTATTTTTTGGTAATACAATTTATCATTTGAAAAATTATATTTATTAATTTCTACCAGCTCACCTGTATTTATTCTAATTAACATAATATAAAAATATATTAAATAAATCTTTATATTGTATTCGTTAAACAAAATCTTAATTTCTTCTAGAATATATATAAATGTCTAGATATATTAATATTAATTCACAAAGTAGTAGTTTGCCTATTGGCGAGAGCACAACTGGGTTTCTAAAAACAGCTGGTGGTTATTTTAATAATACATGGCTAATAGTTGGTACTGTTATTTTATTTGCTGTATTGGGTATACTGGTGTATTTTTATTTTGTTTCACCGCAATTAACTGCTAAATTTCATGCTAATAGTGAACATAATCCAATTGATAATCAAGGTGGAAAATCTGCTGAGCTATTATTTTTCTTTGCTGATTGGTGTCCTCATTGTAAGGCAGCTAAGCCAATTTGGAATGATTTAAAAACTGAGTATCAAAATAAAACAATTGATGGATACCAAGTTGTATTTACTGAAATTGATTGCTCTGAAGAAACCGCAGAAGTTGATAAAATGATGAACCAATATAATGTAGAGGGTTACCCTACTATCAAGCTATTGAAAGATGGACAAGTGATTGAATATGATGCTAAACCTTCCAAAGAAACCCTTACCGAATTCTTAAATACTGTCCTCTAAATCCTCTAAAGGTAATGATATATTTTGTTTAGAGAGAAATTGACCCGCACTTTCAGTTCCACTACTAAATAACGATTTTCTAACTTCTATATCACTTAATGCGTTACGCAAAAAATCAAATGTTAATAATTGGGTATCACATATTACTTCATATTTAATTTCAGGTTGAATATGATCAGTGCTTATACTAAAAACTGCTTTATATAAAAAACTAAATAAAAATTGTATTATGGTATTGTCTTCTTTTATAATATCATTATTATCTCTATATTCATTTTTAAATCCAAGTATTTCATCTAATTGTTTACCCGTCTCAATACAATATTGTAATGGATAATTTGTAGATAATCCGCCATCTATATAACATTTATCTTCAATAAAGACAGGTGATACTAAAATTGGCAAAGCACTTGTCATTTGAACAGCTGTCAATATTGATAATTTTGGATGTGTTAAATGAGATATATCTTGAACTTTATATTCATTTATTTCAAAGGAAAAAAAATGTAATTCAATTTTGGTTAAGTTATAAAAATCTTCCAAATTAATATCTAGCGGAATATCTTTAGCATCAAATAAAGGCTTAAAGCATTTTTCAATTACTTTTACATCAAACAAACCTTTTTTTTTGTATGCTTCTAATATGTTATCTACTTTTATAGTAAATACATCCTTCCATGGGCGTTTAATAATATAATCATTTATAGTTTCCCAATCATATTTAAGGCATATTAATATTCCTATTATGGCTCCCGCAGATGTTCCATAAATAGTTTCAATATCTGACATGTGTAAAAAATTATTTGTTTCTAGGTGTTGTATAGCGCCTAATACTTGAACAAGAGTAGGTCCGCCTCCTGAAATAACTAAATGTTTTATCGTCATTATATGTTAAAATATATTTGTAAATATATTTTAATATTTTGAATAAAACTAATATCTATTTTATAAAAAGTTAATATGTTTTATTACTTTGATTTTTTTCTTGAAACAAATTAAATGGCAAACATATTTACGCTAGAAAATATTGAAGATTTTTCTGAAAAATTGAACATTGATGAATTATATGAAAAAAAGAAAAACCATGATGTAAACCAGCTCGCTCTGTTTAATAAAATTTTACATCGTGTTCATGTAAGAATTAAAACAGCCTCTAGACAAAAAGTTGATTTTCAATCTTGTTGGTATGTAGTTCCTGAAACAATTATTGGAGTTCCAAAATATGATCAAGCTCATTGTATTGCTTATATTATTGATAAATTAAAATCGAATGGATTTAATGTGCGTTATATTCATCCAAACGCATTATTTATTTCATGGAACCATTATGTACCTTCTTATGTAAGAACTGAATTGAAGAAAAAAACTGGAATTGTAATTAATGAATTTGGTCAAAAAATTGATGAAAATGCCGAAGATAATGGTAATATGAAAGCTATTTCTAATGATCCAAATGAAATTTTATTACAACAAAAATCTGATGTAACACAGGCTGGAAAGCCAATGAAGAAAGAATATACTCCTATTAAATCATATAAACCTTCTGGTAATTTAATTTATGATGATGATTTATTAAATAAAATCAATGACAAATTTCATTAAAGAGAGAATTCATTAAAAAACAAAGTAATTTAAAAAATTGAGATAAATTTTCATTTTTATTCTATTTCATATTAGTATCCGAAATGTCTCTTGTTATTGAAAACGATGAATGTATTGACTTTATTAAAACATTAAGCGATAAATGGGTAGAGGAAAATATTTTCAATGGTAAAATTACATATACGAAACCTGGTTCCATTACTTATTTGCTATATGGAGCAAAACCAAGTGAGCAGTCTGTTAATATTAAATTTGGGCATTTTGGCGAATTTATAGCAAAAGAATTGATCAAAACAAAAAAACAATTTGAACTGCTAACGTGCGGGGTTCAACAAGTAAATGATAAAAAAAAGGATGTTGATCTAATATGGTTAGACAAACAAAATAAAGTAATATATTATCGAGAATTGAAAGGTAATATAGAACTAGATACTGAAAAATTGCCAGCAACTATACACAAGTGTAAAGAAATTGAGCAATCACTTACTAGCAAATATCCAGACTGTTCGATTAACTATGGTGTATTCAATTGGAGTATATACAATAGAAAAATTTTAACGGCTGGGTTAACTCACATTAAAACATTTGAAAGTAATGGAGTAAAAATAGACCATATGGAAGATTTCTTAAAAATTCTTGATATTAGCTGGAATGAACCAGATTGGGCACTTTATTTTAGAAATATAGGAACCAAAATAATGACATATTTTGATGAATAATTAATAATTCTTTATCACGAGATGCTTTGTATTAATTTCATCGCCGACACGACCTGCGTACAATTTAAATTTATATTTTTTATCGTATTCACCAACAATATAATCCTTATATAGTTCTTCAATAAAAGCCGTCTTACCAATAATCATAAGGCATTTGATTTTAGTTTCCTTAAATAAGGCTGCCAATTTTTTTTGTTCTTCTTTGCCAAATTTACAATATCCATAGTCAGTAAATTCGCTATCATACGGCGGATCTAAAAACATGAAGTTATTCGCATCATTATAGTGTTCAAATAGATGCTCGAAGCTTTCATTTAATACTTCGGTTCTACTTAGTAATTCTTCATATGCTTTGTTTTGAAGGTCGCTGTAATTGATTGTCTTGTATCTTCCATAAGGAATATTAAATTTTCCATCTTTATTGTATCTTAACATACCTCTGAAACAAGTTTTTCTTAGATAGTAAAATCTTTTTGCGTTATCAAGAGGGGAATTTACAACCATCTTATCCCTTACTTTATAATAAGTTTCTTCTTCATTGGGAAGATTTTCCATACATTCATAGATCTCTTGTGCCTTTTTTTCAGCAATAGATCTATAAAAATCAACTAATTCTTTGTGAACATCGTTAATAACTGCTTTTTGTGGAGCTAAATAGAAGAATACAGAACCGCCGCCAACAAAAGGTTCAATATAGGTATCATAATGTGCTGGAAAATATTGTTCAAATTGTTTTATTTCGTCACCTTTTCCACCACTCCATTTTATAAGAGGTTTCAAATGTGTAAGTGGTGACACCTTTGATAAAACTACATTTTCGCCATTATCTGTATCAGAAGGTATTAATGGTTGTCCTCCATGTGAAGTGATTAGTTCAATTAATTGGTCTTTATTTTTACCGCTATACTTTTTAATACCAAGTTCCTTACACTTGTCTACTAATTCTTTCTTATTTAAAGCACTTAAATTCATTTGGTTTGCGTCCATTGTCTTTGTGTAATATTATAACATAATTGTTTTTGAATTGTTTATACTCAATTTTATTTTCAAAGTAGTGGTTCTTTAAGTTAGTTAATAATATATATATTGAACCTATTTAAAGCCCAAGATACTACATAATGTAGGTAAATTCCGGGCTTTTCTGAAAAAGTGCCAAAAAAGAGGTCCTACACATGTAGAGGCGAATTTTCCATTTTTTTCCCAAGACTTTTTTGGAGAATCAAAAATTGGACATTTTTTTTGTCCATTTTTCAAAAAAG